AAAAAAGCCGTAGAATTATCTACGGCTTTTTTAGCTATTGTGTAAATTGAATACTGAGAGTACATCAGTATTTTCAAATGGTGGATCTTCTTCTGTAATTATTTCATTCCTATCAATTAATGATTTAATTTTAGTTAGATCTGTAGAATTATTTAACAGATCTTTTAAATAACTAAAATCAACATTATTCCAAAAAGATATTATCCTAATTTTTGAATTTTCATCAATACTATTAAAATATCCATCTTTAATAGTATTAATTATCTTTTTAAAATAATAAGGAATAATAAATACGTATTCAATATAAAATATACCATTTATGAATAAATCATATTTTGCACAAAACCAATTATTTTGTTTAATTTTAGATTCTAATTCATTATTAATTTCAGAATTGTATTCGAATACTAATAAAATATGATTATCTAAAAATGGTCTATTTATATCTTCAATATACGCATTAATAAATTTATATTTTTCTTGAAATAATTCAGAAGAATCAAATATAAAAGGTAGTATGTATCTAGTTGTTAAAGTCTTATTTCCGATTATCATAATTCTTCAACTCCGTCATTCTCATAATAATTACGAGTATGAGTCCAGTTTCCTGAGTTGATATGATATGATATTTCTTTGAGAGTTTCTGATATTAGGTCTACTTTTTGACTCAATATCTCTTGTTTATTCATATTAAAAACTCTAATTTCATTATTACTATCTTTTCCAATAGCAATAATATAGGCTTCAAAATCATAATCTTCAGAATTAAGATTTAAAACCTCTTGCATATACCATTGTATTGCAAGTCCATAAAATGCAATTTGTCTAAAATAATCATATTCTTCTACAGAATGTGCAAAATTATAGACATTTTGTGTTGTTTTTAAGTCAATTAAGATAATTTTCTTATTGACATGATCAAAACATACTCTATCAAGTAGAGATTTACATTTTATGTTATCGTATTTCGGTACTTCCCAATTTATATGGAATTCGTTATACGCTTTAAATGTGTCAGGCAAATTGAATAATAATTCATTTGCCTTTTTGTGTTCTTTAATGTTATCTTTAATCTTTTTAAGCGTATTTAAATCAGCAAAAGATATTACTTTTTTGGTATCTTTATTCTTACAATATTCTATATATTGAGAATAAGTATCTATTATTTTTAAAGCTTCTTCTTTTACTACATCATCTTTCTTACTATTGGAATAAGATTGACGGTACGCTTTTAAAGCTAAAGTTTCTTTAGACTCTAAAGGTTCTACTTCGATTAAATGTGTATAACATTCACATAAATCTTTTTGTTGTTTTACTTTAGGTACTTCAAAATCAAGAATTATATAATCTTTCCAGAATTCATCTGGTTGAAGAATATATTCGTGAATCATAGTACCTTTTTCAAGAAAAGAACCTTTTAAACCTTCTTCTTTTCCATCTAACATGTTACGAAGATATTGTGGTCCATATTTAATAAACCAACCTATTGCACTATTACTGATACGTGAATTATCAGAATAGTAGTCACAATCAATTATCATTTTATTATTCATAATATCTCCATTTAAATCCACAGCAATGAGTTCTTTCTCCTTTGCAACATTTAATAATATTAGCTATTGCTGCATTATACGATTTAGCTGCTTCTATTATTGCGTTCCAACGTTTTATTTCATTCATATCTAAATCATATTGAATTACTTTTCTAGTAGTATTATCTGTATTTCGTCTTAAATGAATATTTTTATAAGTATTATTATATTCATAATCACACCATTCAAGATTATATACATTATTATTAGATTTATTTTCATCTTTATGATTTACACATTTTTTATTTTCTGGATTATCTAAAAATGCTTCTGCGACTAATCTATGGACTAATAATGTTTTATGTTTTCCATTTTTAGATAATACTACATATTCATAACCTGCTGTAGTTAAAGATGTTTTTCTTATTTTTTCTTTTATTTTTTGAAAAGTTCCTTTTATTTTTGAAGGAACTAATCTTTCAAGAGATTTTACTTTACCTGTATTACTTATTTGATAAAGTCCTTCGTAACTTTTAATATCTTTCCAAATTTCGTTCATATAATAAATTTTTAACTATATTATATATAACGTAATCTTTATAATAAAGTTACTAAAAATGATAATTAATTATCTTCGTAATATGGAATTGAAATATCCATTTTATTTGTATTCATCTTCTATACTCTCCTCATTATTTCCATCCATGTCAGTAATTACTGAAGATTCAGTCCAAAGAATTTCATCTTCTTTATCTTGTGGATTATCCAAGAATTTAATAAATGTTTTATCAATTTTACTGTTGAATACTTTTAAATCTTCTTCAGTTACTGAATCAAATGTAACAAAGAAATCTTTTGCTGTTTCTTTTATTTTATTTGCAAATTCTTGTAATAATTCATATTTGGTTTTTTTCATAGTTGTATCAATATATATTGTAGGAAATTCAAAATTTTTTTTGAAACTATAGTAATCATTCAATCTAGAACAATTGTATTTTCCTTCGCTTGGTTTACTTTCCCCGTCGTGCCAATGACCATAGAAATGATATTTACATTTATACCAACTTTCTATATTAAGCAATTCATTTTCAATCGGAGAATCATGAGTAATAAGAACATCGCATTCTGGTATTTTTGAGTATGGGTTATCGTCATTAAAATCATAATTTTCGAAAGCCCATTTGTTTCTTTGAAAATCGATAGGATTAATCCATGGAGTACCATAGAATTTTATTCCTTCGTATTCAAATGATTGATCAATAAGGAAATATAATTTTCCTTCAGTATTTATTGCCATGTAATCACAAAATTCTTCCCATCTATTTGTTGTATATAGATTTTCAAGATAGAAATCATGATTTCCAGGAACAATTATTACTTTTTTACATGGTAATTGCATTACCCATGGAATAAATCGGTTTTTCCACCAATATTCCGATGCATCAAAATTTCTTTGAGCATTTAAGGTAATTACGTCCCCTGCGATGCATAATACATCGCATTCAGGGACGTTTTCTAATAAATTACCATGAATATCACTTATTCCACAAATTTTCATTACGCTGCCTCCATAAGTAAGTCATCAAGGTCGTCTTCGTCTATTGCTATAGATATAGAATCAGTATCTGGAGTAATATCCGGAGTTGATGAATCGTTTAAATTAATGTTCATATATTTTATGATATCATCTAAACTAAGGTCTTCATCTTCTAATTCTTTTATCTCATTTAAAAATGCATTGATATTATCAATTGATGGTAATTTGAATTTAGTTTTAATAAATTCTTCAACTTCCTTAGCATTCTTAATTTGTTTATCTTCGATTAACATTGGAAGAAAAGCAAGATTGTCTGTAGGTGTATACTTACGTATATAACGTACGCGTGAACAACGATCCTGAAGATATTCAGATACTCTATTTAAATTGTTACATGTCATTAATACTAACTTTTTAGTAGTTTTTTCAACACCATCTAAAAAGTCAAGCATTGACGATGTATCAAAATTCTTTTCAATTTCATCGAAAATGATACATACCGGAGTAGTGAATTGTTTAAAGAACGTAACTAATCGGTTTGCTGGATATTGTGAATCAACAATAATAATTGGAAGGTTTGATTCCTTTGCAATAACTTTAGCAAGCATTGTTTTACCAGTACCTTTTGTACCAGCTAACATTATTCCGACACTTTTATCGTTTTTGTTAAAGTTATTTAATACACGAGTTTTGAAAGTAGTATCTTCTTCTAACTCATATACTTTATCAGGTAAATTTAATTTACCATTTTCAGTAAAGATAGCACGTCCTTCAAATCGATCCCATTTTAAATCGTATACGCCGCCGTTAATAAGTTCGTAATCAGCACCTTTGGGTTTCGGAAGAATATTGTTACCTACTTTGATAAATTCTGCATTTTTAATTTCCATGACCTTCTTGTTTTAATTGTTGAATTAAAGCATCAACTTGCTTTTGATTCCTTACTAAATATAATTTATAATTAGAATTATTCTTCATTAAAGTATATTTAAAGATTTTCCATCTTAAAGGAAAGGAATCTCCCATGAGTCCTTTACATTCAATTATAAAGTCTTTACCTACGAAGTCTGGTAAGTACGTCATTGCTCTTACTTTTTCTCCTTGGTACTCAAATTTGGGTATTAACTCAAAATGAGTTGACTCATATTCAGCAAATATATTTGCTTCTTTTAGTTTTTTATAAGTATAAGTTTCTAGCTTACTACGAAATTTAATTCCGTCGTATATATTAGGTTGTGCATTACGCACTTTTCCCTAATGTTTCTTCTTTTTCAAATTTAATTTCTTCATCAATGTAAGTACCTGTATTAAGTTTAAAACTTCTTGCTCTTACTCTTCTAGAAGTAAATATAATTATTTCTGAATCTAAATGTTTAAATATGAATTTAATCATATCTAATTTAAATTTAAATTCACTATTTTTATAATCACCTTTAATTAATAATTTTAAGTAAGAAATTAATAATATAGGTAATTTGTATATAATAATAATTATATTAATTAACGTAATAAAAACTTCAAGTACACCTGAAAAGAAGGATTTTAATAATGATTTAAAATTTTTCATGTTTTTTGTATTTCTTTTTTAATCCAATTTTTTATTGTTTCAAATCCATTTAATTTAATAGCATCAGATATATCTTTTGCTTGAAATTTTTTATGAATTAACATCGGTTCTAAGCTTGTTTCTTGGCTTATTTTACGAAGATATTTACAACCAGCTTTATCTCTATCAAAAAGTATAATAATGCGTTTAAAACGTTTCTTAAGATCTTCTAGAGCTATATTAGGAATAAATGTACTTTCTGATGCTGGAGAAACCGCAGGTATACCCATTTTACATAAACACATAACATCTTTTAGAGATTTTGTTATGATTAAAATATCACCTTTTTCTGGTAATTGTTTATAACCTTGGATATCGTATTCTGTTAAATTATTTCTCCATTTATGATACTTATCTGCTAAAGGTCTATATATTTTAAAATTGTTATAGACTTTATATGCATACATTGGATTTTCAGGTTTATAAATACCTTTTACAATACCGTTACACAAATAGTATTTAATACTATTTACGTCGTACTTTTTAAGCGTTTCTAAGTCAATATTAAACTGTGACCAATATTGTTTATCGGCTTCTGTAAAATCTTGTCTTACAACGCCTATAATTGTCTCTGTTGGTTGTTTATATTCTTTAGAATGATCTAATTTTGTGTTATTTGTAATATTTAATTTGTTGACTATATCTTTTAATATGTCTTTATATTCTGTTTTACCAGTATATAATTGTACAAATTTAATTATATTACCACATTCTCCTGTACCGTGGTCTTTAAATAGTAATTGATGTGTTCTTTTACTATAAAAAATACCAAATGATGGATTTTTATCCTTTCTAAAAGGACTATTGTAAATCATTCCAACTTTGAATTCTCCAATATATTTAGCATATATTTCATACTCTGTTACTTTAGATAGTATCCAATCTAATGTAATTTCTGGTTGTTTAGTTTGTTCTCGCGAGTACATGACTAAATAATTTGGTTTGTGGACTAGAGGGACGCGACTCCCTCTCACACTGTATTTCAAGTTCTATCAATATCGCTTCATTAGCCCATGTAGCTGCATTATACTGCAGCTTTAGTTTCTTCTTCTATCTCTACTTCTTCTTCAAGATAGTTTTTGATTTGTTCAATACGTTTTAATTTAAGTTCTGCGTCTTTTTTATCATCAAATGCATTAGACATTCGTTCAATAATGTCTGTTACATTATCAGTTGTTGCGAGTTGTTGAGACAATTCTTCAAGTTTTAATTCTGCATTTACTTTTTCTTCTTCGGCATTTACTTTAGCTGATTCCAATGCAGCTTTAATTTTCTTTTCACGAGTTGTCATCATTACTTCTGTAAGTTTACCTTTAAGATATCCTAATAATCGACTTAATTTCATAGTACAAATTTTAAATTAATACGTTTGTGTTTCTTTAAGGAGATAGTAAAAGATTTATTTTCTTCAATAATCTTTTTTATTTCTTTCTTTTTATAAGGTCTTAAATTACAATCATTTACCCAATAAACGCCTTTATATCCTTCAAATATTACTTTATAACAGTATGGATTAATAATTTCATAGATAGTCCCAATAGAATCTTTTGAAGGTTTATCTGGATAATAAGTTGGACTAATGTATCGTACTGTATCTCCTATTTTAAATTTTGGTTCCATATTTTATTAAAATATGAATTATGTTATAAACGATAAATGAATTCGTTTATGTTTTCTTATGGAGATTGTAAAATATTTTTCAGAATTTTTTAGTGGTATTAAATCTTCTTTTGAAAGCCATAGATTATCTATTACATTATTTTTATTATCTAATATATGACAATAATATGGTCGATAACCATTAGGATTATCTATTCTTTTTATTATAGCTTTAAAATTACAATAACCACAAATACTTTTTATTACTTTTACTTTATCTCCAACATTAAATTCTGATTTCATAATGAGATAAAAAACGGGGAGTATTCGAATACAATCGATATACTCCTCGTATCATCATACTACGCCTGATGTAGGCTTTTAGTTAACGTTCTGTTTAAAACGGTAAATCATCGCTAGGATTTACGTTCTGAGTAGTAGTTACGTTTTCAGAACTAAAAGGGTTATTTACTACTGTTTCTTTATTAGCAACAATAGGTCTAACGATGATATCATATTTAGGATCGATTTTAATTTCGCTATCTTCCTTAGATACAGACATTGGTTCAATAAATTTACGGCTTACTGAATTTGGCAATGTTGTATATCCGTCTTTGTTATATACGACTTTTAGACGTACTTTCAATGTTTTATCAGCATTTTCCAGTTTATCTACAATATATTTTGCAAATTCACGGAAATTATCACCATTAAAATCGATTTCTTCATCCTTATAATAGCATAATAGGATTTGCAACATACGCTTATATTGCTTATTCATTGAATCTTCAAGATCTTCTTGAGACTTCATCCAAACTGCCATCTTAGGTTCCCACTCAGTATGATGTACTGTTTGACCTTCTTCGTTTTCAAAAGTAATTTCGAGAATAGGCTTACCTGTAGGTGATTCTTTCAATACTGCTTCTTTCAATACACAATTTTCATTAATACCTGCAGGCATATATGCTGACTTAAAATCTTCAATTTTAACGGCTTTTTCTTTACTGTATCCCATAATTGTTTATTTGTTTAAGGTTATTATTCTGGTAAAAATATTTTATTCCAATGAAAAGTAAGATTGTTATTTTCATCGCTTTCTGCAATTACAATCTTTTGACCACGTAAATGTATTGGTCTTGCTTCACGAACTGAATTTTCTCCACCTTCAAAAGATATGATAGTTTCATTCTTTTTACGATAGACATATCCAATTGCATCAGCTTCTCCACAAAGTATATCACCTAATCGTCCAGTTAGGTCAAGAGTCATTTCGTTAACTTCTTGACCTTCAAAATTAATTTGTTTATCTTTCGTATGTGCTACTAATATCAAAGTTTCACATAGACCTCTAAACATATCAATTACTTTTTTAACTGCTTGACGAATGTACAAGTATCCTGAACCGTTTGGTAAGGTTCTGATATCTGTACCTTGATAATTTTTACCCATTGGAGTTTGTCTGTATAGGGTAATTGCATACCCCATACACATTTCTTCCAATCTGGTTGCATTATCAATAGTAATATACTTATAAGGATATTTACCATCATTGCTTTTAATTTCTTCTTGTAGCGCTCTACAAATATCTCCAAAGTCATTTATATTTCTTGCTTGAACAACTAATGCAGATAATCCTTTATATCCATCTTCAAGATCGATGATAAGGTTATTTTCGAGTGCAGCCATAGCACTTGATTTACCTGCTTTCGGTTTTCCAAAAAAGATTACAAATCTCATGGAATTTTTTACCGGAATTGTTTTTTCTTTAGGTAGTATTATCATAATAAAAAATTCTAATACTTTACTAAAGTCTGATATTTTCTGATATTTTCTGGTATTGTTAGTAAAGAAAAATTAAACGTTTATGCTGCGATATTGTTAATTTCAATATTGTTAACAATATTCATAATAATGTTAATATCTTTCTTAACGGTTTTTGTCGGATTTAGGAAATATGTGTTATATCCCTTAAACGGAATAATATGATCCCCAATTTGAATGAAATTCTGATAAATACGAACAGGTTCTCCGTATTCTGTTACATAATCGTAACCAGGATCCTTCAGATAATCATTATATGCCTCTGCATATTTATGCAACTTATACATCGCACGATGCAAGTCTGCAATAGAATAATGTTCAACTTCGGTTAACTTTTTACCGTTATAATACAACGGATTTGTTTTAATCGGATTCCAGAATCGACGGTTAAATGCATAGAATTGTGGTTTTTCGTCGAAGTTTCCAATTTCGAATACTAGACGATCACTTGGACCAGCATGTTCAATATTATATACTGGTTCATTATCATTCTTATTCCAATTAAAGAACGGAAATTGTTCTGCAACTTTATTCAAAATCTTACTTTTGAATGTACCTTTATTATCAATATTAAAATTCGGGAGTCCTATAGTAAAACGTTTCATAATTTTCAGCCTTTTTTATTTGTTAAATACTACTTTTGTTTGGTTTGCTTCTAAACTAGTTTCAATCAAGTTACCGTATTTTAATTCACTTTCAAATGGAATTATACATGGTTCTCCTTCTCTTACTTTTAAGAGATGAAGATAAACTTTGTTTTTTACAGGTAAACGATTTACTCCATAGAAAGTCAAATTTAAAATTTCTGGTCTATGTAGAGCCATTACGTAATCGCTTGCTTGAAATATTGCATCAGAAGCTGATAAATCACTTCGCATTGGAAAGTGAGTTACAGGGTTATTAATTCTTTCAGGAGTTTCAATATTACGATTCATCTGTGAAATTTGTATTATACTAGTTTTATGTAATTTTTTCATTCGTATAAACATTTTCTGTAAATCAACTAATATTGATCTTTCACTACCATCTCCTTCGACTAATAGAGTATGATCTAGTACAACTATTAACCATTTGTTTTCAGTAGCGATATGTTCTTTATAATATTTAATAGTTTCTTCTATTTTCTCAACGTTTAAAGGAGTATCTACGTAATAGATTTCTTTATTTGATAGAGCTTTTGCCGTTTGTTCTATCTGTTGAAATTCTTCTTCTGAAATATCTTTATTAGCACTATATAGTTCGTTAGTTGTCATTCTTAGTTTATTACTAAGTAATCTACCAACGTTTCTATAACTTAACATTTCAAAAGATAAATTTAGAATAACTATCTCCTGAGTTGGATTAAGATCAATCAAATCATTTGTTATCGTATTTACAAATGCACTTTTACCTGTTCCAGAAGTACCTGCTATGGTATAAATCATATTAGGTTCAATAAAACATACATCATTAAATTTATTCCATCTTGTTTTTAATGAAATAATTTCATGCTTTCTTCTTGCATTGATATATGATATAGTTTCTTTGCTTACTTCTGCAATAGATTTACCAATAACTGGTTTAACGGAGTTGGTATCCATAAGATCCTCCTTCCTGTTCATATTGCATTTGTTCTTCCAAGCTCTCCCACTCTTGTTGAGTGAGCCATTTCCACATCGTTTTCATATATCCTAATTTACCGGTCATCATTTTATTATTGATTTCCCAATTAAGACAATTTAAAAGATGTTCATGCATTGCTCTAGATTTTCCTATGATTCTATTATATTCTTTACGACATTTGTTTAGATTTGAACGTAAAAAACCTTTAGTACCATCTGGTCTAGTAACATACACTGGAAATACTTTATAAAACTCATCAAACCAATCATTCTTACTTTTAGTAAAAGATAATAGTTTTTCAGTAGGTTTATAAATTTTATTGTCATCTTCAGTAGTATAAGAGACAAGATCTTGGTCGATTAAACTTTGTATTTCTGTTTCACTAATTCGGCTGAGAAACTGGTGAACGTCTTGATGATTCGCTTGATGCTTTTCGTTCAAACACAAAGTTAAAAATACTAATTGATTAATTGATATTTCCCCTATATTGAATAATGATGTATCTAATTCTAATATCATAAGTTTAAATTTACTTACAACTATCAAAATATGATACAACTGATATTTTCTGTTAAAACAACGATAGTTGTTTAGTTTTCAATTGATTTATTATTTTGTTTGCTTCAGTGATATAATATTGATAATTTATTTTTGGATTTTCTTTTAAATTATCAAAATTATTAAGTAAAGTAACACCTGATGCTGTAAGCATATTTTGATATTTCTTTACTCCATCATCTATTTTCCATTTATATAAAAAACAGCCATCAGTTGAAGCATAAAAACGATTTGTTCTTTGTTGAGTTTGACCATTATATTCAACGGTCCATTGTTTTCCAGTCTTTTCAGACATTAGAAAATCTTTTATATCTGTATGTTGTTTAATAAATTCTTCAGGTTTAATACCTTCTAAAAAATATTTTTCAACTGCTTTTGGTATTATTTTTGGAGTTAGACCTTTGCCTTGAATTACAGATGTAATAAAATATCCTTTTTCTTTTATTAAATTATTTTCAAATACTCCAAAATAATCATTAACAGCTAACTGATAAAACGCTTTAAATCTATCTTCTTCTAATACTAAACCAGTTAAATTTTCCCATTCTTTACAAATTTTCATTGCTTCAGAATATACAGATTTAGGCATTTTAACAAATATACCATCTGTATTTAATTGGATTGGTGTAATACCTAATGTCATCAATTTTTCTGTTAACATTAATAATAGTAATTGACCGTTAATTCTAATGCCCATTACTGCTTTTGGATCATAACACCAACTAAATTCATTTTGTAGATTTCCTGATAAGCCGTTTAAAGCTAATTTTAAAGTAGCATCTGTAACTTTATCTTTTGCATGTTTTGCTTTTATTCGTCTTTCTCGAATATCTGCATATACTTCTTTAAATTCTTTTCCTAAATGTCTAGGATAAAAATCAAAATTAAGTAACATACTTGGATATAGTGATGCAACATCTAAATCTACAAGAATTTCATTTTCGTTCGGAATAATTATTTCTGATTCATTTATAGTATGAATTCCTCCTACTCCTACTGATATTACTCTATCTCCTAATAGAAATTTCTTTTCGTAACTTTTTTTTCCAGGAGAAACAGTTAATGATTTCATTTCAATAAGTAAATTTTGAAGGATTTTTGTATCATACTTTATAAACGGAAGAATAATTTCATTTAGATTTATAGTATCTGCTGGAGAACGTAAATCTTTTAATATATTCCAAGATATACCTGTTTTACGCATATATTCTTCAGCTAATATTTGCATACCAATATTAACGCCGTCTTTACTAAGACATTTAATATTATATTGATCTTCAATATCTAAACGAAGTTTTATATCTTTTTCACAGCGTTTAAGTAATTCATAAGTAGACATAACATCATTTATATTATAATCTATCATAGAATCTATTTCTGTTGTTGCTAAAGGGATTTGCCAATTGCAATTAAATTCTTGAACATTTTTATACATCATAGTTACTTGCATCTCTTTTAAAGATACTCTTAATGCTTGACTATATAACATAGTAAGTAAATCTAATGTATAAAAATTATTCGCATATTTCCATCTTTTCCATTTATCAATATTTTCTTTATCTTTTGTAATAATAGTTGATAAATTAAAGACGGACATACAGATTTTATCATATGTATATTTAGAATTAGAAAAATATTCAATACAGTAATTTATTATTGGATTATCATAATGTATATTATTATATCCAACTAAACATATATCTGGTTGTAAGAAGAATTTACACATTTCTTCCATTTCATTTTTACGTACAGAGCATTCGAATTTTATTAATTCTTCTGTTTCAGTATTTAATAGTGTACAATGAAATACATTTTTAAATACTTCTATATCGTATACATATGCTGTTTTATTACGTATTTTCATATAATTCCTAATTTAGGACTTCTGACGGGATTCGAACCCATAATCTTACCTTATCAGTGTAATGCTTTTTCCAGTTTAGCTACAGAAGTCGATAAGTTTATGCTGCACAATTTACCATAATCATTAATACATTATCTTTCTTATCTTTAACACTTACATGATGATAATTAGAATTTTCTGACAATGTTCTATTTAGATTAGCTAAATAATTAACTTCTGGTAAATTAGAAACGTACTTAACTGATGTAGTTTTTATTTTTTGTTTTTCATCAATATGATAAGTTTCTATTCTGTACAACATATTCTTAGGATTTTTAAGCTTTAAGCTTGATTTATAAGCTTTTAGCTTATGTGACATATTTTCTATGTCAATTAAATGTTTATTGTTCTCTGCATAATTTTTTAAAATTTGCATAGATTTACTCTTTTGTGAATAAGCTTGTTCAATAAGTTTATAATGATATTCACTAAAAGGACGTGCGTTAAGCAATTCCAATTTACTTGGTTTCGCTTTACTTTTGATAGGTAATCTTAGATAAGACTTACCATTTTTAGTTTCGTGATAACGTTTACGTTTTAAATTTGCTTTTACTGTCCAAGAGTAAGACCAAATTTTTCTAGATACAATTTTATTATTTCTCTTAGTAATGATATAAGTATAATGTCCAAACATAATATTAAAGTTTATTGATTAAACATTAAAAGGGGAGAATACTCCCCTTTTTTATAGACACACGATTAGGCAGCCAATGACATTGGTGCTTTTTCTTCATCTAATTCATGCGATTCATTAAAGTCAGAAATCTTCTTTTCAATTTCTGTAATCTTTAAGTCAATATCTTTAATACGCGCTTTAATCCAATTAGAAGTTAAAACTTCTGTTTTGTTCAAAGCTTTCTTTCCTTTTGCAGCTTTTAACTTAGGATTAATTGTACGAATCTTTCCTAGCTTTACTTTAATTTCCTTCATTTCTGCTAGACGGAAAATATCTAATTGGATATTATCCATAGGTACTTCTGAGAATTTAAAGATTCCCATATTGATACACAAAGCTTTGAATTTAGTTAAACTACGTTGTTCAGCTAAATCCAAAATAGTTTCGTACAACGCTTTTAAATCATAATTACGTTTATAATTACGATTAACTACGTTTTCTACATAAATGATATTCCAATACTTAGAAATTTCATTACTTAAGTTATCACGTTTTGATAGAATATTTTTTGCTGTTGATTTCATTGTTTCTTTTGATTTTAAATGTTAATAAAATGAATTTACTTTAAAACCATGTATGAAATCATTTACCTGTGTGCCTCTGTCGGTATCGAAACACGCATCCTAATCTTCTTCTATAGGATTTCATTTATTATATGCCAATTACAGCATACGTATCAGAGGCAGATAGTGCATACCCAACCAAGCACCATTGCACAAACCCAACCAACGTGCTAATTAAAAGGTTAAATCGGTCTACCCAACCAATGACCGATGTGTTTGTTCTTTTTATTTAGAATAACTTAAAATTACCCAACCAATATTTTAAGCATCTTCTATAATATCAAAAGATATAGGAAAATCTTGTCCTCCTAATTTTACAAATGCGGTTGCTTTACCGCCTAATTTAAAACGCCGTAAGCGTGGGTCCTTTGGATATTCGTCTAAATCATTATCCTTAATATATTGTGATTTAAGAATACTATTTTTGACGAATAACATTGCATACATGAGAAGTAAATCTACGATTTCTTCTCGATTATCTCTTTTAATTTTATTTTCGCACAATTCTTTAAGGAACCCAACCAAACCCTCATTATTAATTGTGCCAATATAAATCTTTGCAATCTTTATAGACAATTCAAAGAAACTGATTCGATAATTCGAATTAAAAAGAAAGTTCACCCAACCATTAGAACTTCTTCCTAATACGATATCTCCATTTTCTTCTATACGTACTTTACCAGCTGTAACTCCATCCACTGTCAGCTGTTCACGTACGATAGGATCGTTTATTAAAAGACGCAGTTTTTCAATATGTATTGCGTCCATAATTACAAAGATTATTCAAGAGACTTAGTATATTCATCTAATTCTGAGCCCATGGTCTTGTTAAGAGTCCGTAATGAGCTTGCCTGATTCATCAGACTTTCTACGAACTTATCAATTGCATCGGCGTTCATGTCGTTCAACTCCTGTGCTACCTGAGTACACAGAGCGATATCAGTAAAGAATTTAACTTTACCAGTTGCTTCGAACTCGGTAATTGCATCATTAATAGAAGCCCGAGTTGCGTTCAAAAGACTGTCTGTTGTATCTGGAGACAGTGGAAATGTAAGTTCGGATTGACCATTGAAGTTGATTACCGGACTACCATTTGCTGCTTTATCGAGAGCAATACTCAATACAGTAAATGATTCTACGAAATACTTTTTGACTGGAATGTTAGTACACAAAGATGCAATAGTATTTGCATTCTTCTTTTCCTTATATTTTAAATCGATATTGTCAGATTTGATGCAACAAATCTTCATACCAATCACTCCGTTATATGCCCGCATCATAGGTGCGTAATTCCGTGTTTCCTGTTCGGTAAATTTAGCCAAACCAAAATTATTTTTATCCATAGTTTTCTTGATTTTTAAATTAGTAAAATGATTTTAATAAACTCTAAAGTTCTTGAGAACTCTTTTTCTCGTAATCCATAAGCGTCTAATATCTTATCGTTTTAAAAAACTTAAAAAGGATTAGTTAATTCAATAACATTTTGAGTTCTCACCAATATAAAAACTGATATATAAATCTGTTATTTTTGATGATATTATCTGGTAATATATGTTTTACTTTAAACATATTAAATTAGTTATACTATTAAAATAATATAACGGGACTCCAACGGTAGGAGATATATACCCATAATGAAATATGTATTAAAGCGATTTTCCTATTAACGTAAGGAGTACGGGACTCTGATTATTTTACAAGCCTAACAGAATCAAATTTCGACGTGCTTGTTGTTGGTATAGCTGTTAACCAGCTTTAGACTATGTCGTAGTTTCACCGGTCGTTTTTGTTGAAAAACGTTACCAAAAACCATGCAAGAGCTGTTTATGTTTCAAAACACCCACTCTGCTTTAAGGGTCCTTTGTGTACCCTACGTGTACTTACGATTTCGTTCTTATCCTGCATATAATCTTAGGATTTCCACCTATCATCCTTAATGAAGGAATCAGCGAACCTACTAACATGAGTTGCTGCTCATGACTTTCGTTTTACTGCAAATTATTTTATACAGTCGTGGGTGGAGAGTATTAGTTTTAGCTAAATGCTTACTTCTTAAATACATTCCATTGGACTTCCACATTTTTTAAAAGATTAAACATATAATTAATTATACCTGTTATCTAGGATTTACTTTCAAAAATAATAACATCTATTACTTATGCTACCTAAATAAGGAACAATGTTCTCCGGTACTAATCCGAGCCCTTTCATATACACTGGAATGTGTATTGATTGTTTTCAGATACAGCGATAAGGATTGCTGTCTCACCTTGTCTAGAATTTGTCATCCAGTTCTAGTCCAGGTTAACTTATTTATAATATAGATTTATACCAAAATCATCTATATACCGAAATAGAGTTATTGCGCTCTTCATCCGCAAAGTCATTGTCATAATCTAGTGCAAAGCACGTTAGAAATTATAGTGGTATAATGACATCGACCACTTTCGTTTTATTTATACTTGAATTCACACATCTCCCTTCAACGGAGGATTAAGTCTTGCAACTTACTTGTTCAGATTAGTCATGTACTGGTTAACACGACATTACGCTAATATTTCATTCTTACAACGAACGTTTTATCTACAATTCTATGAATACGTAATTTACTAACTCACTGCAATCAATAGTGCTATATAAATAAAACAAACACCTTCATATATACGTTTTTAAGCTCTTCTGAGCCAACTTCCAGAGGTTGACGTATAGAACACTATGTTTGGTATTATTTTAGCGTTTACAAACCGCAAGGAAGGTTTGGAGCCCACCTAGGATGTTAATCAATCCTACTATAAAAGTATTAAGAGGTTGGAAGTCTTAATAGTTCTTTATACTCGAACCTTTTTCGAGTTTGCAACTCGTGTTTACATCCCTTCTTGATTCATACCTTGATTGATACGCGGATGTTAGGTTTACGATACCTAGCCATTTCAGGACTTTTTCTATCGTTTAATTATTGAATCTGCTGATTCTCTAATTGCGTCTTTTAGTCACCAGTTCGGTTCTCACTTATGGGTTGTGAAACGCTCTCCCATTTTCTCTATAACTTTTCAGTCTTAAACAGTAAATTCGACATATAGAGTTATCATATTTTTCAATATAACCAATGGTGGTAGCCATTAGATTGAGATGTTATTACTTCTCGATGCGATTTATTAGACAGATAAACCGACTATACTTACTCAATATCCTGTACTGTTTGTGATAAATCTCCTACATTTAATCACTACTCATTAAGATTTAGATATCTTGGCGAGTTTACTAGATACGCTAGCACGAATTTTATTTTACTTATTTACAATATAAGTTATAAAGTTCTTCGGTATTTACGAAAGAACTTACAATTGTTCTTTCTCTTTTAATCCGAGGAAGTTCTCTTACTCGAACATAAATCGGTTTTTCTACGATTTTAGTTTTCCATCGAGTAATGATAGAGTCTTTTTTCTGAATATCTACACGAATATTTTGGGAAGCATTTGCAACTACTTTTCCAGTATTCATATCAATATCCAAATTAAAGCCTGTTTTCGGTAGTTCTGGTAAGATAATCTTACTTTCTATCGGAACTGCGGTTGCTGTTGCAGTATTTACAAAATTTGTAGAATATCCAATATAGCCGCTGATTGCAATTGTCAGAATCGTGATGATTCCGTTAATACGTTTCATTTTTATAATTCCTCCTTTTTTAAAAGTTATTTACTTGTGGCATAGATTGACTTTTCGATATAATCTGCCATCGGATCCATCTTTTCTTTCTGATACAAAGATAGAATGATTTGCATCTGTTTCTTCAGTTGTGAATCATTGAGGTTTGTACCATATGCATCTTTCAATTGATGCAAAATCTTTGGACAGTTGAATTTACCAGTAGACAATCCGGTAATCTTCGGAACCTCTACAAAACTTGTAGGATTCTTCTGTGTGCCAATAATATCAATGATGATCTGATCATTGAGTGCTTTGGTCAACATGTTCCAAGGTTCTACATAATCTGCGAACGATGCTGTTTCAGATTTTACTTTCTCGTAGTTTACTCTTGCACCAAGTACAAAGAATAACTGCACGAGTTTCGCGAGCTGATTGTCCGAATAATTTAGCGATTTCAAGCGACTTTTAAGAATTGCATGTGCTGTAAACGGACCATCATTTGTGGTATATGAGCCGTAAATCATACGACCAAATCCTTCCAACAGAAGTTGTCCTTTTGGCAATTTCTGAATAATCGCAGCAACTACTTCAGACGGATCATCTGTTGTTAAAGAATATGCTTTCTTTGCAAAAGCAATTGCATTCTTTAAATTATTATCCATTCCTGCACCGGATTGATTAAGAATCTTTGCCAATGCATTCTGGATTTCTTCTTCAGACATTCCTTCTTTGTATTCTATAGAGATTTCCTGCTTTTCAGCTTCTTTACTTTCTTTTGCTTGTTTTTCTACTTCTTGCGGAGCTTCAAACTGTAACTGAAGCTGACCATCACCATCTGGTGACGGAAGTGCTTTTGCTTCAATACCATAGTATAAAGCGAGTCCTTCGTTGATGGCATTGAACATTTCTTCGTTTACTTTCAAACCGGCATTGCCCAATTCTTCCTTTGTCTGAGCATTCCAGAGAATGATGTTGCGAAGAGCCATTGCATCAAACTGTTTGGACATAAATTCTTTAGCATCTGCTGGTGTATCAGGATTATTAAGATAACGCTGATGAATCAAATTCATCAATGTGATACCTTGATCAGCACTGATACGATCACCGTTTGCAAGTGCATTCATTGCTGCTACGTTAAATGCTTTTGCAAGCTGTGTAGCTGAATTCTTCTTTTCAGAAGGTTTTGGAGCAATTACTTCTGGAATAATAGTTTCTACTTCCTTTTCAGATTTCTTTTCAGCTGATTTTTTAGCTGGCTTTGGATCAGATTTCTTATTTTCCGGAGCTGGTGCAGGTTCAGGTGCAGGTGTCGGAGTCGGTTCCGGTTTTTCTTCAGGTTTTGGTTCTGGAGCCGGAGCTGGATTTTCTACTGTTGTTGTTGTTTCTTTAACTGTTTTATTGTTCTTTTTCTTGTCAGCTAATGTGGCTGCGCTTTTTGTTTTCTTACTCATTTTGATAATGGTTTTAAATGTTAATTACTTGGTTAATTGGTTAATAAATAAAGGGCGATATAAACAAAAGATTAATCTCTTCAACTATCGTCCTCAATCTCCACGTCTGTTGGAAGGTTCTTGAGTCCTTCAGTCTTCGGAATTACTATGTCACTCTCCTTTTCCTGACTCATTACTGGCTCACATGACTGCGGTACAAATGCAGTAGAATCTGTGTGTAATGTGGGATTAGAAGTAGTAATTACCTCAGACTTAGTAACTTCTGCATGAAGAGATTTACTCTTAATGCAAGAACCTACAACAAATGCGAGTGCTGCACAGACAATAAGTCTGTTGTAGATTCTATGATCTCTCATAATGCGCGCGTAAATAAAGAGAATCACAGCTACGATTGAAATTAAGATTGCACTTTGCATTAGTTTTGGTTTTTTAAGTTAAACAATTTTGTTAAATTTTGTTTTGAGCTTCTGGCGAGCCTTGTTTAGAAGGCTTTTTACAGATAACTCCGTAAGATTGAATTTTTCAGCCATTTCTTTATAAGTCATGCCTGAAATACGAGCTTCAATTAAATCTCTATACTTCTTTTTGAGGGTTGGGATTACTTTGTTTACGATTTTAATCTTTTCCTGTAATATCATTTTTTCTTCAGGACTCTTTTCTAATCCCTCTAGTTGCATTTTGCAATCCTCATCATCCATATAATTATTTAATTGCTCATTTTTATATTTACGTATATAATCAATTGCTGTATTAACAGCTATGGTTTTTAGCCACATTTCAAATGAAATATGATTTATATACGATTGCAACTTAACATAAGCTTTAGTAAATACAACAGATAATAAATCATCTGCAATATCGGTATTTTTTACGATATTTAATATCGTATACCAAATATTTTGTTTATATTTGTTATAAAGCTTAGTGAAGGCTGTGTTATTGCCTTCTTTTGCCTGGTCTACTAATTTAATTATTGCTGCATCCATAGGCTTTTATTTTAGTGATCTACGGTCAACCCAATGACCGTAGACCTAATCAGAATGGTAATTGTGCAATACGTTGTAAATAATAATCACTCATTGCTTTGTGACGATTGTAATACAAAATGTGTAAATGTTGCATCCATTCTTCTTTCTCTTCTTTTGTTAAAAAATCAAGTTTAAAGATTAAATTTGTTGCAATTCTTAATCTGACTAATTCTGTTGTTCTTAACGGATTTCTGTCATTTAATAATTGATTTAAACTTGATGTGAAGAGTTTATTATTTATCCAGCGACATACATTTCTCATTTGTATATGTCTATTATACAAATGATATAAATTCACAGGATAAACTTTATAATCTTTCTGAATATCATTTGCCCATCCTAAGAATTCAAGTATATAGGTTCCATCTTCTTTTGGAGGTGTACTATGAATCATGGTTAAAACAAATTGATATTCTTTTGGTAATTGTTTGTTAAGTTCATTAACAAGATCAATTAAGCTGTTCATATCTTACTTTATATTTGGCATCATTTTTTCTTTTACTTTTTTCAAGATAGCTCTGCCTTGGGTGATCGAATAAGCATGTTCTCTCTTAAGCCAGATAACCAATTTATTTTCTGCTTGTTCGGTATCCATTGTAAGATTAATGAATGATTTTAACTTGTTTACGCAAGTATCAGTAAATTCTTCAGTAATAGATTCTTCATCGCGATCTACATCACAATCAATTCCTTTTTCATTAAAAATTGTTGCTGTTGTTGATGGCGATTCAAAATCGTACTTTTCAGGATATGACATGATGTCAATAACTTCAATTGAATCTCTTTTCAATTCTACAACTTTTCCTTCGTTATAGAATTTATTCAAATCAATTGCACTTTTTACTTCTAGCATCGGTTCTTTACCGACTAATCGAATTAAGATGTTTACTTCCGGACCTCGTGCAATAAACATTCCGGCTGTTAAATTCTGTTTTTGCATACTGTGATAGTTTTTAGTTACGAACTTTTTGGATTTCTTCTTTATATCGTAGCAAAGCTACGCGAATATCCATTTTGTCTACTTGAAAATGTTCTGCAGCAATAGGAATAAACTCATTGTTGTCAGGATATTGTTTTGCTAATCTGAGAAATTCATCTTTTTCTCCAGATTTGGTCCATTTTACATACTGAATTATTTCCATATTATCTACAGTTTTCTTCGTATTGTTTGATTTCTTCCCACAATTGCGTCCAATCAATACCGTCTATGTTAAGATATTGTCCTTGGAAACAATTATAAATCGGTGCATTTCTATATAAATGTTGCATTCGATTTAGTCCTAATTTCCAATTTCGAACAGTGGCATACTGTTTTCTAGACCCTTTCATATAATCTGGTAATGAAAGGTAGGCGTATTCAACAAATTTCTGAAGCATATGACGCTTTCGTAATACTTTCTCCCATGATTCTGGAAGATTGTTTTTGATTGCTAATCTAAGACCGTTCATTTTTCATGATTTTAATTCTATAAATTTAAATATTTTTTGAGCCCAATATGAATGTCTTTCTTTTGAAGCATCCCAATCAAATCCTATTGTTGCAATGTTAGATGCTGGATCTCTTTCCCATGCTTTTAGATTTACTATTCCTCTTTGATGAGACCATCCGTATTGTTCAGAATATTCTTTTATTCTTTGGATTAATAGTTCTGCTTCTTTTGGAGTGAATGCTTTTTTGAATATATTAAAATATTCTAGATCATAGCATTTTTTTGGATATTTTTTGGTTTTATGTCTTCCACGATTACTCATCCCAATCTTCTATTTTAGAATCATATATCATATTACTCAGAATAGTAAGATTATATGATATAAGTCTTATTAAATTGTTTATTTTTTCATTTTGGTTATACATTTGTTTTAAATTTGTACGCATTCCTATTACTCTACATAATGCAAAATTTTTTCTAGATGCTTGTTTTTGTTTTTTAGTTCTCATGATATTTAATTTTGATAATTAGATTAAATATGGAGTAGTAGCGGGATTCGAACCCGCATTTTCTCCTTTGGAGACGACTTATCCATTAGTCGATTCTACTCAAAGTCACTTTTCTGTTTCTTGGTAGTGGAACACCTCACTTACTCATATCACGCTGCGATACGAGTATAGTCTGTTACAAATTTATTGCCATTTAGACAATTTATATGACCTATTCATTATATCTTATCGCTAATCAAAACCATATAGCCCCAATTGAGTAGCCCATCTCCACCACTACTCTGATTTTTTGTCCCCTTCGGTTCGGATAGTATAGTCACGTTTATTTTTACATGGTGCAAACGTGAAACATTTTAAAATCACTACAAAACCATAACAACTGTATTGTATTATGGACGTGGAATATATGGGAATCGAACCCATGCTCAAGCGGATTATAATAACTTCGTTCTTGCTGAATTTAATGTTATTCATAATCATCGATTCTTTCGAAACGCTTTGTTCTACCATTAAACTAATATCCCATTACTGCTAATACTCTCACAAAGTATTACTCTATAGTTTGAGTATTAGCACCTGTTATACAGAATCCACGTTGAAGATAAAACCAAATAAGTTGTAAAAACTAGCATTGTGGCAACGTTTTTATACAGGTCCATTAGTTTTTTGCTTGCTACTTTTTAGGTAAATTACCACATAACGTTATCAAAATGTGGAGCTAGAGGGAGTCGAACCCTCGTCTTAACAACTGTATAATGACCTAACAGTCATATAGTGGGGATGACTGGATTTCAACCAGTTTTCTCGTGTGTTATGAGCACAACGCAAGTTTTTGAAGTAATTCTCCTCTTTCCCCTTCAGTTATCTATATATTATTATAAGAGTACAATATTTTAATATTGTATTATCTCTTATCCTTTCAAGTATATCTTCGTTCTATCTTTTGAACTAGAGATTTATTAAACTGAAAAACTAAAATAAGTCATTTTAGACGTAGCGCTATTTCGTCCGAGTGTAATATTATTTTGTTTAGTTTTACAAGGTCGTATAATTACACAACAGTAGACCTTATGCCGCATAACCTTAAAATGTAGTATAGTATCTAATCAAAGATACTATACTTAAAAATAGAAATTCTAAAGTAATGTATAATATTATTAATTTATATTTCTATAGCATATAAGCTAACTTTAATTTTATATAAAGTTTTATAATAATATTATAATGACTAAAATAATAATAATATTTTTTGGATACAACGGTCTTACGATATATTTAAATAATATTCGATTTACGGTTCACTTTTATTATTAAAATTTTAATTATTTGGCATAAAAGCACTTTCATTACTTTAGAATTATGAAGAAATGCCTTGATAACTATCAATGTATAGCAAGTGCTCACCATTATTGGGACTCAATTGAACTATAAGCATAAAGCATTCATTGATTACATTGATTGTTTAAAGGTTTTTCGTCTACGAGACTAGTTAGAAAGGCAACCATTCTATAACGCCTTACATCATTGATACAAAGATACGAGATGCTCTAACATGACCTTTAAAGCACTGGTCTGGCATAAATTTTATCCACTATACTGACATAAAAGTACGGATAGTTGATGTCAATTCATCTTAAATAAGTGATTCCGGAATATTTTCTAGGTCGCTAAACCGCACTCATATGATAAGAATCACTTACTTTTAGAACGTAGAATTAATCATTGTTCTAGGATAGTTCGTAGATTACCAACCTCTGGTAACTTTACGATACATGGCAGGACCGGCAGCTGTTTCCAAATTGTCACAAGCTTTGTTGAATTCACGATCTGCAATACGAATTGCTTCTTCGTATTCATTCTGAATCTTTTCAAGATTCTGACGATGTACTTCAGTGTCGAGTTCACCTTCCTGATATTTTCTGTTTTCTTCGGTACGTTTTTTCAGACGATCTTCCTGTGCTCTGGCATATGCACGTTTCTTACGAAGATCAATTGCTTCGTATTTCTGGCGGCAATCATCTTCTGCCATCTGATTCTTTGCAGCATTCTTTTTTTCGTTGAACAGACGTTCTTCTTCTTCTTTCTTAATCTGTTCCATAATTTCCTTGTTAGGACGAGAGAAGCTGTCTACTGATGCACAAGCATCATCTTCTGCTGCCATCATACACATTGTTCCTACAATCATTCCGAAGTTGTTCATAAAATTTTTCATAATTTTGATAATTTAAAAAGTTAATAAAATTTGATATTTAACACGAAATTGTTTTTTACACAATTGCAACTCTACGTTGCGTTAATTCATAATCTTTACACAATTTATTGATTTTCTTTTTAATTGTGTTAGAATAATGATTTGTTCTTGTTTCAAGTTTTAGTACATCGACGCATTGTCGATAAATACCTACTAATTTTTTAATGTCTTTCTTTTTCATTTTTGTTTTTTTAAATTTGTAGGGAGATATTTCACTCCCTACTTTAGGCTTGTTCCACCATTATTTATTACCTGGCAAGTAATTAATCTTTGTTTTCTTCTTCGTTAGCAATACAACTTTTGATTTCAATAATAGTTTCAGTTAAACCATCATTGTAATTCATTTTATGTTTTGTTATTGCTATATCAAGTAAAGATTCCATTGACAGAATATCTTCAGGCATTTTTTCAATTACATCACCATTTTCAGCTTTGATTTTGTAACGTAAGCCTTCTTTATTCGGTATTAAATCTATTACCTGTCCAAAATGTAGAGATTTGTTTTTGAATCTTACAATTACTCTTTCATTCAATACGAAAGGTAATTTCTCTACAAGAGATACATTAGTATGAGGTATATTACCTTCAGTATCTACCCATACGTTATAACCTTTGTCTGTCTTGATACAGACATCTCCATGGTATTCACCATTTTCTTCTCCTATCCACGAAACCGTTCCAATTGTTTCATGTAAAGGACAGAATACTCTTTGATTGATTTTTAACATGTTTGTACTCTTTTTCTGTTATATGGATCCATCTTACGATGTTTCGGTTTCTTTTTCATGGCTTGATTCTTTTCAAAGTCTTTAGATTTCCATGAAGTTTCTTTGTACGTTTTTCCCATAGTTATCGCATCATTCCAAGTGCTTCTTCGGCGAGTTTAAAAATAAATGAAATATCATTTGCTTTTGCAAATTCCATAATTTCTGGAATATTTTTACCTTTAACGATCTCATTGAGAATAATTTTTACATCTTTAGTAGATGTATAAAATCCATTTGCAAGAGCTTGATAGAAATTTACGTTGAAATTGATACGATTTTTACCTGTTCCACAGGTTTTAATAATATCTTTTAATATTACTATTGTCGGATGAATTTGTCTAGCATTACATGCTAAATCTTCTTTATTTAAAATGATTACGTGTGAATGAATACCTAATTCACTCATTAATTCATCGAGTTTTGAGACAAGTGTACAGTTATCTACTGCATCAGATGGTACTGAGAAGATAATAATTTTTTCCATTTTGATAATGATTTTATTGTTTATTAATCGGTTGTTTTTACTGAGTTATCGTATACATGTTCATGATATTTTTGTCCACAACGTACACAATATACACGATCTTTTGTTTTTACTTCATATGGACCTTCATTTCTATGAAGTTTTGATTTCCAAATATGTCCATTTGCTACACATTCTTGTTCAGCCAATATCTGAGACATTGGTGAATTCTTCTTTTTACTCTTGGTTTTATCTAAAATCCAAAAGCAAATTGACCTAAGTAATCGTTTCATTCTTACATAATTTTAAAGTTTTGGTTAATAAATTGGTTGATGACGACCCTGGTATGGCAGGGATTTGTTTATTTGTTACACCATACTGTTTTAGCAAGCCTTCTACACTTTTACTTTATTTTATTGCTTTTTTAGATTAGGTTTTATGACTCTCACTATAGTTTTAACTCATAAGCAGAAAGGCTGTCAAACCAATCTTATTGGAGTACATGATTTTAACGTCCGCATGATCATAATATTTATGGATACGCATTTTATAAAGCTTTACAATCCACTTTTTCTTTATAAAACGTAAAATATTACTTACACCCCACATGTTTGTCATTTTCTGATGACGTTTTTATTTTATATTACACCGGTTCGTGAGAATCGGTGTAATAATGACTAAAACATGATTACAGTTCTTTCACACTGATGTCAGGATGTGGTTTGTTTGGAAGTGTATCAGGTTCAGATTGTTGTTTTTTATAATCTTCTATCTTTTGCTTCTGTTTCAATACATCCGTATAATAATCGGTGTTTTCTTCGTAATGTTTTACTACCCAGGAAACGTCACAATCAGGATTGTCAAAGACAATCAGAGTTATAATATCTTCTGGCATAGCCATGTATACTGAATCTACATGGTGGCTTTCAATCATTTCTTTTCTGATATCGAGCATCATGTTTACTGATTCCATAGGAGTCATTTTGATTGTGTCAACTGAATCTACCTGTTCGGTAGTAATCTGTTGTGCATGTGGATTGTGTCTATTACAACACATTGTTACACACATGAGTAAAATTACTAATAAACAAATGGTCAAATTGTAATGTTTCATACTTTTGATAAGTTTTTAATTGTTATTACTTTCGTTAATATTTTTTGTTACATCATACTTTTCTTTTCCTTCTTTATATCCTTGTAAATAAAATAGGATAAGTATGACAAACAACGTTGCTAAAAATAGCAATTGTAATACTGTAAATCCAGTATCTGTTTCTAAGAAAACTTTTACATTTTCTGGTAAGACAGAAGTAACTAAATTTGTAGTATCACAGTACGGATTTACTAAGAGTAACCAAAGGATAATAATCCATGCACTGGTTACAAATCCAATAATGTAGCTTGTGATAAGTTTAAAAATTTTCACTTTTTTGTTTTTTTAATGGTTAAACACTAAATTTATTTTTGTTTATATCGCTTTTACAGAATTATAAATATTATTATAACGGAAATTATTTCGATAAATATATTAAACATTACCAATAATTCCGATATCATTGATAATTTGTAATGATCGTAAAACGATGTAATCATATTTAATATTAAAGAAAATATCAATAATATTAAATTTATTAGTAATATAATATTTAGCATATTAAATGTTTTTGAAATCCTCACACTCATACGCTACATCTTTTGATGCTGTAATCTTGTGTGAGGACTTAAATTATTGTTTAACTATATGGATATTTTATACTCTTATCCTTGAGTTTCTACGTAGATTTATTACTCCCTATTCAAACGATTTACAGGCTTGTAACTGTCTATGGCTAGGTTATAAATCTAATTAACATTGCATCATAAAATCATTATCGTCATTATTATTTTTACTGTCTTTTATTGATATTACTACCATTGCAAAGACAAATAATATTACAACGATTAATAATAATGCTGCTACAGCTTGCATAAATATTTCCATATATATTGTTTTTAATGAATAATCAGTTAAATAAGTAATATAGACTGCATCAGTTAAGTGCTATTTACATGGACCTACCAAGACTATATACTTATATTTATTTGTCAAGTGGAAAGGCGTTTCACAACGCAAGAGGTTAATTTTGTATAAATCAGAATAGATTCATACGAAAAATCATTTATATAGTATAAGAGTGTCTAATCAACGCTTTGATTATTCTAATGAAAAAAGTATAATGACTTTCACAAGCCATTATACTTTACAGATGTTCAGAATTTTCATCTATTCAAGGGACAGTGAATAAGGACGACCCACGCTTGGGTAAAATAAAAAGATAGTACCGATTTACTAAAAGATTGTAGAATAAGACTGAACATAACACTATCTTTTTGCATGATTTTAACGTCTGCACTAATGCTAATCTCCTCCACCTACCATCAAACGACATTAATAATGCCCTCTGATCTGATTAGACATAAGCCCCACATGCTTGTTATGGATTCTCACCATAAAGAGCGAGAGAGGTACTACTTCCGAAACCTCTCTCTGGTCTGCCTTCCCTGTACCAGAATGACCAGTTCTGTAGTTAGTAGTTTACTTGAGTATAATTACAGGTATATACTCTGTCTTTGATATTACTCTGCACTAATACTAAAGCTTAAACTTAACTAAAAAGAATTTCCGGTTTGTTATTTGCAACTAACGTTCCTTCTATTGATAATAGCTCCATTTAAGTGCGCTCTTTAGATATAAGCCCCACAAAGTTGACACTGATTCACACAGTGTAGATATTTTTGAATGAATAACACGGTCTTCACAGATGGTGTTATTTTCTGTAAGTATGGATTTAGAATTGTACTCGAAGCGGGAGTTGAACCCGCACGAACATTACTGCTCATCAGATTTTAAGTCTGACGCGTCTACCTATTTCGCCATTCGAGCATAAAACCAAGCGCATTTATATTTATACTTTAGTATAATATATTCTTGGTTATGCTATTAATGCTTCTCTTGATTTTTGTTTAAAAGTTTTAACACTTATTGTTCAGTTAGTGTTATACTGTTAAGCACCACAAACTCATGTGGTAGTAATCATTATTAATTTAAACAATGTTATTATTGTATAAATTCTCTATGCTTACTTTCGATTAGTTGCTTTTCTATGTGTACGGAACCTACGCATTTATCACATAACCCCAGTTTTCGGTAATACAATATTCTTGATAAGAATACGAACTGTAACCCACTAACGTGCGGCTGTACGTTTACTCACATTTAATTAGGGCTGGTAATTTTAAATTTGAGTAAAATTCATGAAATAAAAAAATAAAAAATAAAAATAACCGCAAAGCTGATTAGGCTTATTATACTCTGTTGAATATATTCGGCGACCAAATGTAATCTATATATTCTCAAGCTTTTTTACTCGTAAAGTGATCATCTTTAGGTTGTGGTTATTTTTTAAACACATGTTTTACACCTAAAACTTATATTGAGTTTTAATTTCTAATTACGCTATTGCGACCTTATTATCTGTATTCATGGCTGTTATGGTTATGATTATATTTATAAACAGAATTTAAGGGGAATTAAAAATATAAGAAACTGGTGTCCTCAACAACTTGGAAAGTTATTAGTTTTTTAATTGAGCAACCAATTTAACGACGTATTGGTAACGGTCTCCTATTTATTGTTCTTTTTTTGTTCTAGAGTTACGATTGCTCCTTTTTCTTCTAGCATCTTTGCAAAGTTTTTATATTCTTCAGGTTTAATTGAATTTGAATATTCTGACAAATCGATTTTTATGGGATAAGAATCTACTAAATCTTTAGCTTCTTGTACGCCAAGATTTAATGTCTCTCTTACTAATTTTACTACGGGTAATGGAGAATCGCCTCTATGCCGTAAGAACAAAATACAAGTGTTTTCTTGTGAATTATAAGATTTCATAATATCTTCATAATCCTTTCCATGTGATGTACGACAACCTAGATCACTAAGCGTTTTAAGAATCTTCATACAATGTTCTGGATGAATAATCATTGATGGTGGTGCAAGATTAACTCCTATTTCCATTGCAAGAGATTCTTTTACGGATTTTTCTAACATATCCATAATAGGTAACATCACTACTTTGTCTGCGAAGTCTAATAAATTAAATGAAACTTCAGCTTGTTGTTTTACTGTTTTCATTTTGATAATGATTGATAAATTAATTATTTTCTGGAAGTATATTCCATATATCTAATGCTTGTTCTGGAGTAAAGCCGTCTTCAAACATAAGTTTAAATATTTCTACAAGACTTTCTCCTCCTTTTTCTTCTGCTATTTTTAATGCTGTTTCTTTGGTCATGGTAAATAGTTTAATGTATATTGCATAATACTAATAATATAATCAGAATTTTTAATTTTTCCTGATTGTGTGTAATATTTTACATCATTTATTTTATCTCCTGTTCCAGCACAAAGCATATTATTTTCAGAAGAAACGTTTTTCCAATAACGAGTTAATTCTTCGTCATTATTGCATATATCAATAGTTTGATGTATTGCATGAGTTTTAACGTTTACTGTGGTTTTAATTAATTTATATTTCATTTTGATAATGTTTTAAGATTAATAATGTGGTCATACCAAATATTCTCTATGTTGGTATGACCTATTTAACATTGTTTCAAATCTTTAATAGGTGATTCGATTACCTTTGTAGAAAATATGAAAATTAATCCATATATTCTTCTGGGAGAATATCCCATTCTTCAAGCGCTTCCTCAGGAGTATATCCCTCATTTAAGAGTTCTTGTACTTCCTATTCAAGGTCATTTTCTCGAGCGATTTCAAGTGCTTCTTCGTCTGTCATTTTGATAATTGTTTATAGTATATACGTAATATCAAGTAAGATAAACACAATTTCCATGTTACATTTAAGAACTGGAATAGATTATAATCTGTATAAGTTATAGTTCTTATCAACATTGTTATATTGTATAATAACAATAATAATAATGCTATGTAAACAATGACGTCTAAAATGTATAAGAATTTATTCATTTATCGATGTATTGGTTTTAATGTAGTTATGTTATCATGAAGTGTTGATTAGGAAACAAAAGGTTGGGTGTTTTCACACCCTTCCTTTTATACCATTTGTTGTCTCTGAGGTTGAGGTCTCACTGGCTGCGGTTGAGGCTGAGGTTGCGGTTGAACAGGTTGAATAGGCTGTTGTGGTTGCATTGGAGGCAAATCTTCAGTTGGCGTTAATACGTTTGCATTGTCTGCTTCCGTGTTTAGATTTGCTTTGGGAATAAACCATGTTTGGCTATATATTCTCTGTTCACGCATACGAAGAGCTTGCTTTTTTAAGCGATTTAATGGGATTGAAGGCTCCCATCCACTCTCATCAGCCTTTTTCTTCATCACACAAATCATCTGTACAGATTTATAAACAAGAGGTTCACCTGTTGTTTGGTCTGTGATTATTTGTCCTTTTCGTTCACCACTTGAGTAAGTCATCCATGTGTCAGGAATTTCAATCTCAACACGGTCAACCATAGTATTTTGAAGTTGCTTATTGTTGAAAGCGTCAATTAATGCCTTCTCAAAGTCTTCATCAATGGTCATATCGCTCTTCCGTTTAGGGAAGATGTTAATGACATATTCACTCATGTTACCCATAAAGGCTTCTTGTATCAAGCCCATATCGGTTGGAACCATAGTAAGATGCAGATACTTATGACCTACATCATTAGTGTTTTTGTACTCTTGAACACTACTTCTGTTGTAATCAATTTTACACAATGGCATAGCTATATATTTTTTGGTTAATACTCTTGATAAGTAAAATGAACAGTTTTTAGTCTTGTTCAGGACACTCACCACAGAAGAAATCGATTAACGCATCTGTGAATTCATCTTCGCGATATTCCATAACAATTTTGAGTTTTAAGTTTAACCCTTGGGGGTGTTTCCTCCCGATTTTAGACTGAGGGGACCTGATTGGTACAGGTCCACGTTCACAAAAATTTTCTCATTAAAAATTTTTATATAATTTTTGTTAAAAACCGCAATATAAATAAAAATAAACTATACTAATATTTGTTAAATAATTAACATAGATAGAAACAAAATAATATTATTATACGTTAGTATTAATACTAATACAATAATACTATGAAAGAATTACTATTAATAATAATTATATTAATTGCTATGTAGATGGCTATACTTAAGATAACAGAATTTATTAAAAAGCAATAATATGAATTATTATAAAATAAAAAGTAAAGAAGATCAACAATATGGTAATTGTTTGTGGATAGCTAAACAATACGAAAAAGACTTCTTTGAAAAAGGACCTGATAGAAATAGTAAAATAATCTTAGATGATTGTAATTCCAGAGTAATAGTAAGAGATGAAATAGAATACAAATTATCTGATGAATTATATTTACAATTATACGATGACTTACTTAAGTATAGACAAGAAGAATTATGGAAAAAATAATTACTTGGATTTGTAGAATAATCGTATTATTCGGATTTGGATACAATTTGATATCTGATAATATGAGTACACAGGATAAATTATTTATGATTTTATTTATAGTTTCTGGTTTACTTATCGGATACATTGGATACAAACGAGGATACAATGACGCAAATAAAAATATTAATGGAGATACAAGCCGTAAGGATCCGCGGAACGAAGACGCCTAAGTCACTAATCAGATAAAATACAGACTGAGATCTTTTAAGATACGATATGTACTGATTAATACAGCTAATGATGGTCTAGATCGTAGGCTAGCACAGTTTCAACTACTTCTGGGGGTATTATAAAAAGTAGTTATTAACAATATTGTTAACCCTCAAAATTTTATAATTATGAATAAGAATGAAAATGGTCTGAGTTATTATCCTGTTTCAGAAACGAAGGATGGTAAGAAGATATATAAATTTCACGGTAAAGAATATACTTTAGGAGATGAAATAAATAGAGGCGGTTGTCAAGGATGTGCATTCTATGATAGAATGGATTGTGCAGCTTTAGGAAAAACCCAAATTTGTACAAAAGAACATAAAATATTCATGCGTCGTTTCCCTCACGAAAAATAATTTAGAATATGGAAGATAAAGTATTAGAAACAGTAGTAAATAGTGTCAAGTTTACTTTTGAGAAAGACTTCTTAGTTAAGCCATTAGAACCTACAATGATTAAGAGAAAATATACTGAACAAGTACCTAATGGTAAGAAAGATGAAGAAGGAAATAATCTATACGATACAAAAGAAGTTGTTAAGGAAGAAGAATCCGATTTTGAAAAAGGTATCGTCATTTCTATTCCTACTGTATATGATGGTAGCATTACTTGTGGTAATACCGTGGTGTATCCTAAGAAGTTTGCAAAAGAATTCGATTTGTTCAAAGACTCGAAATTGGTAAAAACGTACGATATCGTTGCTATCGAAAAGAAATAATTTAATAGTCATATTACTATATAATTAAGCCTCGTTTTTAGCGGGGCTTTTTTATTAGATATTAAAAAGTGTTAAAAATATTAACAACACTCAAAATATGCGTTTTATTATACATGGAAATATTAGTAATAGCGTTTATTGTTTTATATATAGCGTATAAATGCAATAATTACGGTAATAATAAAAAGAAAAACAATTTTAAAAATAGATATAAAGATGAGAACTTATAAAGTAATTAAATCGTTTGGTATAGCAAAAAAGGGTGATATTTTTGAATTGAACGAAGATGGTATGTACTCTATGGATCGTACTGATGAACATAAAAACGGAGCATCAATATCGAAAGTGCAAATGGAAATGTCACAAGACGTAATTGACGAATTCGTAGAAAAAGGACTCATGATAGAAGTTAAAGAAGAAACATCTGATATATATGAACAGAAAGTAAACGATATCGCAGATTACGTAGATGAATTGATTAATACGTATGAAAATAGTTATAAAGATATGATTGAAAGCTTCCATAACGGTGATGTACAGCCATGTGTAAAAGTTGAAGCTGAAACAGTATATTATAACATGGTTAAAGTTTTAAATAGTATTAAAAACAAGATTAATGAATAAATTAGTAAAGACTGTTACTAAAGATACTTTAATCTATGAATTTTTAAAATCTCTTAACGGCATACTTGATATAACAGATAGAGAACTAGAGTTACTTTCTAAACTAGTGGAGTTGGATATGAAATATGATCCAACTTCCGGAGAAAGTAAAAATGTATGCTCTACCAAGAATAGAAAGATTATCAAGCAAGAATTGGGTATAACACCTGATAATTTAAGCCGATATATAACAAAATTTAAAGAAAAAGGTATCTTAGTAAAAGGAAAAGCAGATGATGAGCTTTTTGTAAATAAAGCTTTGATACCAGAGATAATAAAAGATAGAGTACAACTTACTTTAATATTCAAGATATAATGGGAAGATATTTAAAATCATATAAGAAATACCCAGCAGGATCTTTAATTGTAGTAAAGAAATACAGTTTATGGAAAAGATTCTTATGGTTATTTAAGAAAGGAAGAAAACCTTATAATTCCTTATTTCTCCTTACTAAGGAGAGCTGTATAGGAATAACTAAAATGAATAAGTTCAAATATGACTATCATTTATTTATACCTATCAAACCTTATACTAGAAAAGAAATAGTATTATTAAGAAGCTTGATAAAGTCTTGTGAAAGTATAGAAGATTATCTAACAGCAATTAATATTGTTAGACCTGATTCAGTAGATGCTACAAATCTGGATAATCTTAGAAATAATACTAATTATAAGAAAGTGTATTTGGAACAAGAACCTTTTCAAGATATAAATATAAGTGATGATGTTACAAAAGCAAAATAACATATATTCAGTTCTTGCTAAGAAATATAATTTACCAATACCAGTAATAGAGGTTATTTGTAATAGTCCATTTAAATTTGCAAAAGAAAAAATAGCAGACGACGATAATTTAAAATCTATTATGTTTGCTTACTTATTTAAATTTAAATTAAAGAAAAAGTATGAACAAAGCTCTTCTATCATCGCAAAAAATGGAGTGGGAAACTCCACAAAAACTGTTTGATAAATTAAATGCAGAATTTCATTTTACTTTAGATCCATGCTGTACTAAAGAGACTGCAAAATGTGAAAAATTCTATACTAAAGAAGATGACGGTTTAAGTAAGTCGTGGGAAAATGAAATAGTATTTTGTAATCCTCCTTATGGTAAGGAAATAAGTCAATGGGTTGAAAAATGCAGTAATGAAGCAAAAAACGGGGCTACTGTAATAATGTTAATTCCGGCTAGAACCGATACAAGATATTTTCATAAATTTGTATACGGTAAAGCTGAAATAAGATTTATAAAAGGAAGACTAAAATTTTCTTTAAATGGTGAAGCTTTTTATCCAGCTCCTTTTCCAAGTATGATAGTAATCTTTAAAAACAATAAAGAAGAAAATGAACAATCCACCGATAGTAGAACTACAGACACAGGGTCTTGCTGAAAATACATATCGCTCCGATAATAATATATGGTCAGCATCTAATCTGATTCAATGGTGTAAAGAAAAAGAATATACTATATTCGATTTACCTTTAGCTGGTATAGATTTAAGTTATTCTCCGTGGACTAGCTTAAGTAACGTAAAACAGATAGCTAATCATTTTAAAAGAGTACAATTAGCTAATTTAGATTATCCTGTTATACTAGATGATCATGGTTATATTGCAGATGGTTGGCATAGAATAGTAAAAGCTTTAGTTGACGGTAAAAGTACAATAAAAGCAATAAGAATTCAAGAAATGCCTCAACCTGATGGTGTTGAAAACGATAATTAAATTATATTATTATGTATAAAAAACAAATATGGTTAAATAAAGAAAATAATCCATCTACTAGTAATGTTGTAGCATTTGATGGAATGGTTAAAGATTATATTGTAGGTGATACTTATCGAAGTACGTTTTTAAAAATAAGTGATTGTAGTAAGACAGTAAAATTGCATATCGCAAATTACGATACAATAGAAGATTTTATAGATAAATTACAACGTTTGGAAAATGTAATTTCAGATTTTATAGAACACTTAAAATTAGAAAAAGATAAAACTAACAAAATTAAAAATAATTAAGATGAAATTGATAAAACCAAACGTAGAAATAATTGAACAGCAACCTGGATTAGAAGGTATGTATAAACAAATAGAATTAGCTGGTCGTACTTGTTATAAATCTGAAGATAAGATTACTGAAGATAGTGCTAAAGCATTTGTTGATAGAATGATTAAATCTGGTCATGGAGCAATGCTTGAACATGGTACTGTTTACTTGAAATTACCAACAGGTTTACAATTAAGTGATAAATATAAAAAGAATAAATATTCTATAATAACATTAACACCTGGAATCGATCCGTATTGGGCTGTAACTACTAATTATCGCGTACTTGTAGAAAACAATTGGTTAGATGATTTACAATATATCTGTGAACCAACTGAATATCATGAAAAGCGTATTACTGTTAAATGGACTTGCGACAGAGTAACAGGAGAAAGTTTCTTAAGGCATCGTGTATTTAGTTTCGCTAGAGAATCTACTAGATACTGTAATTACAGCAAGGATAAATTCGGTAATGAACTTACTTTTATGATTCCTACTTGGGTTGATGATATTCCAGATAACACTATATTACATAACCGAATGGAAGTAGATAATTATGTATGGGGTGATATATCTAAACAAATTAAAGATAAAGGTATGGCAACAATAAAAACAAGTGAATTTACTAGAACGTTTTTATATAATTCTATTGATGCTGAAATTAATTATATGCATTTAGTGAGTATGGGATATAAACCACAACAAGCAAGACAAATATTACCATTTTCAATACATTCTCCATTGGTAATGACAGGCTTTAAATCAGATTGGAAAGGATTCTTTGCATTACGTAGTCCAAGATATGGTGCTACAGGAGTACATCCCAATGCTGCTTACTTAGCTGATAAACTATATGATTTGCTGTATATTGAGAAAGATTATGATTTTTCATTAATTCATCATGATGCATTTGATGGAGAATGTTCATTTTTAAATGATGGTGATATGATTACTTATCATTCTCTGCATGATAAGAATAAAGATTCTTATACAATAGAAAGTGTAACAATAACTCCTAAAGAAGGAGAAATTCGTACTCTTAGTAGAGAAGAATATTTGAAATTAACCAATAATACATCAAATGAATCACATCTTTCATTCAAAGCAGAATTGCTTGATTTAAGCGAATCTAAAATAAAGAAAAGTAAGCAACAAATATCTGAAGAGCCTAACAATATACTTCATATTACTTCTTCAGATGGACTAGATTTATACATGCATAAAGATGAATGGAAAGCATGGAAAGAATTTGGACAATGCGTAGATAAGAAAGAATTTGATAATATTACTAAAAAATAAATTATATGCAACAGTTTATAGAAGAATGTTTAGCGCCTTTATATCAGTTTCAATGGTTAAAGACGATACCAATCGATTTTCAATTACAACAGAATATAATGTTCACGGTAGCTTACTTTGATAAAAGATTATTTTGATATGACATACGAAGAATCTAAAGTATTATGGAAATTAGAGAAAGACGGTTTTGATAAAGTAGCTAAAACAGAAGTAGCTGAAGAACTGTTTAAATTAGTAGATGAACTAATTAACTCTGATACGATATTATATCAAGACTTCATTGACATGATTATGAAGCAGATGTATAATATGTCTGAAACAGATAATATCGATGAACGTAAACAGCAAATGCAGGACATGTATTCTACAGTATTAGAACATTTTAAAAAGATTAAAGATGAACGAAGCAAAGAAATACGATAATGATAAAGTTAGAATGGAATTAGTGCCAATGTCAACCATTGAATCAGTTGCTAAAATTCTTACTTTTGGAGCAAAAAAATATTCTGATAACAGCTGGCAAGAGTTACCTAATTTCTGGAATCGTTATAAAGGGGCATTATTGAGACATTTAACAGCAATAAGTAAAGGTGAAATGAATGATCCAGAATCTGGTCTTCCACATATCGATCACGTATTGTGTAATGCGATGTTTTTAAGTTGGGGTTACCATAACGGTAAAGGTGTTACTATAGAAGAAAAAGATATAGACAATGACAAATGAAGATTATAAGCAAGAACTAATCGAATTGATAAAATATTATCAAGGGATTTTATACAATTATAGACAGTATCCTAATTACAGAGATCAAGAAGTTAGTTGGGAAGAAGCTGAAGAAAGATTAAAATATTATAATAAAAAGTATTGTGAAACATTAGAATAAAGAAACTATGATAACATATATTGATGCAAAAATTGGATACAATCTCATTAAGTTTAATAAAGAAAATGGTGAAATTAAAATGTTAGATAGCTTTGGTACTAACATTGACTATATGTGGATAGCTGATGAAGAAGGTACGTTGAATGACATTCATGTTAATGTTGGAGATATAATCATCAGAATGTACGGTAATAATGGTAATATTAAGGATAAAGAAACATTAGTAATCAAAGATGAGCAGTTGAAAAATTACTATAAATCTCTAAAAGAAAACATCGATAAAGAAAGAGAAAAGAATGAAAAATGTTGTGATTGTGAATGCTGTCCTCATGTATAAAAGCTTGTAAATAATGAAACTATTTGATATACTTGGTGGTAAAGTAATCATACATGCAGATATGCTTGCTTTACCTCCTTTTAAAAAATATTGGGAATCTACTAAAGATAAAAATCATGCGAATAACGTACTTTCTTTTATTATACTTTGCGATTACTGGAATAGTCCATATGTTAAAAGTATGGTCAAAGAAATAAGAGAGAACACTTTAAAGATTAAGATATTTGGTGATTCTAATTATACTCTTACTCCAGAAGAACAAGCTTGTAGAGATGAATATAAAGAATTATCTAATACTCGTAATTTGAAGATGCTGGAAGCAATGCGTAATAAAATTGATACAATCAGTACATATTATGAAGAATCTCTTAGTGAAGAATTGGATGAAAAGAAGATTCAAGTATTGCTAGCTGGTATGGAAAAGGTTAAAGCTGTATTTCAGACAGTAGATTTTCTTGAGAAAGCTGTTAAAGCTGAAGAGTTAGAGAATACTAAAGTTAGAGGTAATGCTCAGATAAACGCATATGAGTTGGATAGATAATACAACATACTGAAACATACTTTTAATAAAACGTTTTTAAAATAAAAAAATAATAAAGAAACTATGAAAAAGAATGATACTTATATTTTGGATTTGACAAATTGCGTTACAGTTTGGGAAGTTAATGCTGCCATTGAAGCAGATTTGAATGCTCGTAAGCAACTGAAGCAAGAAAAGAAATCATGGATTAAACGAATTTTCGGTTAACATAAACCCTATTTTGTTCATAAAAAAATTATTTAAATTTTTCTAGACTTTATAGGGTAGTCTATAAAGAACCCTAATTTTGCCCCATAGTATAAAGGTAATACGATTCTCTCTAAAAGAATAATTGTCCGTTCGAGTCGAGACTGGGGCGACAAATTTTTTATATTACTAAAATTAAAATGTTTATAAAGTTAAAACTCCCTATATCAAATAGGGAGTTTTTTAATAAACGCGCAATATGATAGATTTTAATAAAAAAATAATAGATAGTAATAAATTTAGAGAACCAGCTATTACGTTTGAATAGACAGGTAAATACTGTAATTATGCATCTAATACTTCAGAATACTTCTCTTACTGGGATGAATAGAAACGTAGATGTTTGGAAGGATATACAGCAGAAGATGGAGATTGGATTAGTGGTTACAATTATTTCTATTTAAACTTTTGTCCTATTAATAGATCTATAAATAAGAAGATAAAAGACAGACATGGTAAAGATAAAATCGTGACTGTCTAGGAAGTCGCATTCCCTGATTTCTGGGATTACGACTATTTTTATTTTCAAACCATCTAGGATGCTGAAGAATCAGGTAAACACTTATGTGTACTTAAAAGTAGACGTAAAGGATATTCTTATAAAGGTGGTTCTATGTTATGTCGTAATTACTACCTTATTCCTAATTCTAAATCTTATGTATATGCTTCAAATAAACAATACTTAACAGACGATGGTATTCTTACTAAAGCGTGGGATTATATGGACTTTATTGATAAGAATACCGCATGGGGTAAGAAGAGATCTGTTAATACAGCAATGCGTAAAAGAGCTGGATTCTTTACTAAAGATGAATTTGGTAATGAAGTAGAATTAGGATATAAATCAGAAATAATTGGTGTTACTCTAAAAGATAATCCTGATATAGTCCGTGGTAAGAAAGCAAAATTAATCTTATTTGAAGAAGCTGGTTCCTTTAAAGAGTTAGGTGCAGCATGGCAAATTGCTAGACCGTCTGTTGAAGTCGATGGTGTAGCATTTGGTACTATGATAGCGTTTGGATGTGTGTGCAAAGGATCTAGAGTATGGACATCAGACGGTAATTGTATTAATATAGAGAATTTAAAACAAGAAGATGGTATAATTGGATGGGATACCTATCAGGCGTCTATACAAAACATAGAAAACATTAATACGATATCATAGAAAGAATGTGTTCAAATAGAATTACAATCGGGTAGAACAATAAGATGTAGTAAAGACCATCCTTTATTATGGTCTACTCCTGGTAGGACAAAACGTGTTTCTGGAAAAAGATTTGAAAACGAACGTATGAAGTCTTGGTTATGGCACGAAGCACAAAAATGTAAAATAGGAGACCAAGTAGGTTTGATAGATTAGATCCCTGTATTTGGCAAAAACGTAATGTGGGAACCTAGATTTATAGGATGGTTAATAGGCGACGGAAGCTATGGAAATAATAAAACGCCCATACTAAGTAATTGCGAATAGGAAATATTAGATTATGTTCATTCTCATTTCGATACAGTTATTGAAAAACAATATACTACTAAAGATAATAAGAATTATCAAGAAATCCGTATAAAAGGAATATGCAAATAGCTAAGAAAATTAGGTATATATGGACAAACTAAAGGTAATAAACGTCTGCCTATAGATTTCAATAGTTATGATGAATATACAATAAGTGAATTAATTGGCGGATTATACGATACTGATGGGTACATACACTTTAGTAAAAAACGAGCCAGAATAGTATTAACGTAGTGTTAGAAAGACATATTACTTTAGGTACAAGAAGCGTTGTTGCATTTTGGTATACATGGGATTATTCGTTATATTAAACCTACTAATAGAATTAGGAAATACAAGGATCATTTTATTTCTGATAAAAACGGCGAATATCGATTAGAAATTGCTGATGTGGTAAGTCTAGGTAGATTTTCTCAACATATAAAATTAACAGTTTCTAGAAAATCAGCAGCACTGGATTTAATTTATTTATTTATTCAGTCCGAGTTACCAAAATATAATAAATATCTTTGTGGAATAGTTGCAGATAAAATCACAAATATAACAGATATCGGTATACAAGATATATATAACATTACTGCTAAAGAACAGCATAATTATATTGTAAATGGTATTGTAACACATAATACTGGTGGAGATGAAGAATCAAACTTTGCTACATTAAAAGATATGTTCTATAAACCAAAAGGATATAACTGTATAGAATTATAGAATATATGGGATGAAAATGCAGTAACTAGTACATGTGGATTCTTTATACCATAGTATGCTAATATGGATATTAGAGATGATAAAGGTAATCGTATTTACATGGATAATGATGGTAATACATTACGTAAACCTTCTCTAGATTTTATATTAGAACAACGTAAAGAAATGATACAAAATGCTACTAATTCAGTAGCAGTAGATAGATACGTTTGTGAAAGATGTATTACTCCAGCAGAAGCTTGTTTGGAATTTGGAGGAAACATATTTCCTAAGAAAGAGCTATAGGAATAGTTGGCTAGAATACGTACAAATAAACAGCTATAGAATCATAAACAAATAGGTGATTTAGTACAAACACCTGATGGAAATATTAGTTGGGTAATTAAAAAGACAGGAGATATTACACATTATCCTCTAAATAAAGATGATGATCCTACTGGTTCTATAGTTATATGGGAACATCCTATGAAAGATGCACCATTTGGTTTATATATTGCAGGAATTGACCCATATGACCATGATTAGTCAGGAACAAATTCATTAGGTTCGTGTATCATATATAAAAGAATATAGAATATAGAATCTTATTCAGATATAATTGTTGCAGAATATACTGGTAGACCTCAAGCAGCAGATGACTTCTACGAAAATGTTCGTAAGTTGTTGATATACTATAATGCCAGAGCAATGTATGAAAATCAGAATAAAGGTTTATTCGTTTACTTTGCTAATAAACATTGTGATTATTTACTAGCAGATCAACCAGATATAATCAATGATATTGTTGGTAACTCTAAAGTATAGAGAAAGAAAGGTTGCCATATGAACAAATCAATTAAAGCTTGGGGTGAAGGATTAATAAAAGACTGGTTGAATGATATAAATGCTGATGGTAAAAAGAACTTATACAACATACTATCTGAACCACTATTAGAGGAATTAATTGCATACAACGATATAATAAATACCGATAGAGTCATGGCTCTAATGTAGGTAATGATTTATCGTGAACAATTATTTAATGTAGTAGTAAAAGAAAAAGAAAAAGAAAATAAGAGTCGTTTACTTTTTGATGGACCAATATTTGCGCAAAATTGGTTTGATGACGAAAGTCCAGTAAAGTTTAACGATGATAATGTATATACATTTACTAATTAATTATGAAAGATTTAAAATCATTTCCACCACAAAAATTACCAATGTCTAAGAAGAATTAGGATTGGAAAGAAGCTTGTATTGATTACATAGCGGGGTCTGGTAATACTGGTCATAGTGGTTTTAATAGCGAGAGAGCTTCGGGAATGCAAACATATTACGATCTTTATAATAGTATATATGATGAAAGAGATTTGAAATATGTTACTAATCCGTTTAAACAACAAGATGGATTTCCAGCAACAGCTCAAGATTATAATATAATTAAACCTTATATAGACCAATTATTAGGTGAAGAAACAAAACGTTCGTTTAATTTTCAAGTATGTAGAACTAGTGATGAAGCTACTAGTGAATTACAAGAGAAAGCTAAACAAATGTTAATGGATTATATACAGTCTAGTATAATGGCTAAATTAAGTCCAGAGAATGCTCAAAGATATCAAGAAGCTTTACAAACTGGTGAAGTAATGCAACCAGAAGCAATACAGAAGTATTTAACTAAAGATTACAAAGATATCGCAGAACGAACAGCTTATCATACATTATAGTATTTGAAACGTAAATTGAATCTTCCTCACGAATTTTATAAAGGATGGAAAGATGCTTTAATCGGTGGCGAGGAAATATATTATGTTGGTATTCGTAATGGACAGCCTTATGTAGAAAGAGTTAATCCGATGTATTTCGATTATGAAAAATCTGTAGATTTGGAATACATTCACGATGCAGCATGGTGTTGTAGAAAGATGATTATGTCTGCAACAGAAATATATGACCGCTTCTATGATAAGATGTCAGAAAAACAGTTAAACGAATTACTTGAATTAATCGATGAAAAACCGGGTTCAGGTATGACTCCTCAAGTAGGTAAATCAGAATTAGATTATAATCACGTAAAACTTCATAAATTAAATAGTTTTACTGATAATCCGTTTGATATCGATCAAATTACAGTTTATCATTGTTGTTGGAAATCTTTTAAGAAGATTGGATTTGTTACTTTGATAAATGAAGAAACTGGAGAAGTAGAAGAATATCAAGTAGATGAAGATTATAAAGTAACTGGTGAAGAAGAATCTGTAGATTGGAAATGGATTATAGAAGTATGGGAAGGTTATAGAATTGGTGATGATTTATATATCGGAATCCAACCTTTGGAATATCAACATATATCTGCAGATAATCCTAATTCATCAAAATTACCGTACACTGGTGTACTTTATAATAATACCAATAGTAAGCCTAGATCTTTGGTTAGTATGATGAAACCATTACAGTATATGTATATTGTAGTTTGGTATCGATTAGAATTAGCCATGTCCAGAGATAAAGGTAAAGTACCTGTAGTAGATGTTACCCAGATACCGAAATCTATGGGTATAGATGTAAACAAATGGATGCATTACTTAGGAGCATTAGGTGTAGCGTTTATCAATCCTTACGAAGAAGGGTGGGATGTTCCAGGTAGAGAAGGTGGTAGACCTGCAACATTTAATCAGTTCCAATCGTGGGATTTGAGTATGGCTAATATAATTGACTAGTATGTTAATCTTATGGCTAAGATCGAAGATATGGTAGCCAAATTGACTGGTATTACTCCTTAGAGACAAGGATCCATTGCGGCAAGCGAATTGGTAGGTAATACCACACAAGCTATTACTCAGTCGTATCATATTACCGAACCGTGGTTTTGGACACATAATCAGGTTAAAAAAGAAGTTTTAACAATGTTATTGGATACAGCTAAGGTAGCATGGAAAGATAATAAAACATGTCTTAACTATATCTTAGATGATGCTACTAGAGCTTTCATTACTTTATCAGATGATTTCTTCTATTCAGATATGGATGTGTTTGTAGAAGATAGTACAAAGAATAGACAAGACTTAGATCAGTTAAAACAGTTGTTACAACCTGCTATGCAAAATGGAGCAAGTCTGTTAGATATCGCAGAAATCATTACAATGGATAACATTAATATGATTAAAGATAGACTTGAAGATATTGAACAGAAACGTATGGAACAAATGCAACAGCAACAACAAGCTGAACAGGAAGCTCAACAACAATTAATTGCTGAACAGAATAGAGTTAAAGAAGAAGAACTTATGCTTAAAGAAGCAGAACTCGAATTAGAAAAGTATAAGATTGATACAGATTCTCAAACTAAGATTACTGTTGCACAATTAAATGCATATAAAGGTTTACAAGACTTAGATCAGAATGATAATGGTATTCCTGATGTAATGGAAATTGCACAACAAGCATTGGCTGAAAGAAAACAAATTGCAGACGAATCTGCAAAACAAATGGAGCTTAATGCTAAATTAAGAGATTCAGAGAATAAGAAACAAATTGAAAATAAAAAGATGTAGTTGGAACGTGACCGTATGAAGCATGAAACTCAACTTCAAAAGATGAATAATGATGCTGCAATGGAACGTGAACTATTGAAATCCAAAACACAATTACGTAATAAAACGGTTGGAGAAAAATAAAACAATCATGAGCGATAAACAATATTATGTTTATAAACATATTACACCTAATAACAAAATATATATAGGAATAACTAAACAAAATCCATCAAAACGATGGGGTGAAGGGCACAATTATAAGAATTCTAGTTATTTTTATAATGCTATTTTAAAATATGGATGGGTTAATATAAAACATGAGATTTTAGACAGTAATATAACTTTAGAACAAGCAAATAATCTAGAAAAGTATTATATTGCTTTATATAAATCAAATAATCCAAATTTTGGTTATAATTTACAAAAAGGTGGAGATTGTCATAAAGTTTATGATACTACTAAAATGCAAAAATTAAAAAAAGGAAAAAATAAAGGAAAAACGGTATATGTCTATAATTTATAGAATGAATATATTGGTGAATTTGTTTCTTCATATTAGGCTGCAAAGGTTTTAAACTGTGATCAATCTCATATAAGAGATTGCTGTCAAAACAAAAATGGAAGGAAATAGCATAAAGGATTTATATTTAAATATGAAAAGGAGGTGTAATAATATGAGTTGTAAAGGTGGTTCTAAAAAAGGAAAAGGCGGAAAAGGTAAAGGAGGTAAGTAATTATGATAGTCATAAATAACAAATTGATACCTTTTGGTAATTATAAAGCCATGAATTTTTTCGGTATTGTGTTTACTAAAGACAAATTAACAAATACCGAATATAATCACGAACATATTCACTTAAAGTAGATGCAAGAAATGTTGTGGATAGGTTTCTACTTGTGGTATATAATCGAATATTTAATAATATGGTTTGCTAGATTTTTTGATTCATAGAGTACAAAATATCATGATATTTCTTTCGAAGAAGAAGCATATCATAATGCTACCAATCAAAATTATATTAAAAAACGAAAGCATTATTCATGGCTAAAATATATAAAGATTGAAAGTTATGGTAAATCTAAGTCAACTGAGTGATAGAGAATTATTAGAACAAATATATATAATTCTTACTCAAATATCAAGACGTTTAAATTCACCAGAAGAAAACGCTAATGATTTTACTATGAACATTATCGCAAATATTTTAGCAGACAGGTTATTAAATGGTGGTTATGGAAAGAAGTGAATTTAGATAGAGAATGTACCAGTTCAAACAAGCTAGGGAATCTAATCCCTAGCTGAGTTACTGGGAATGGAAGAATTCTCTTCCAGATAATTTAGCTCATACTCCAGATTGGCAATACAATAATTTTGGAGCTTATACTGGGGGATTGAAACCGGAATTGAATGAAGATGGATATTATCATTTAGGTAGCAGAAACCCATATACAGGTGAAATTCTAAAACCGAAATCTCATCCTACTTATGACAAAGCTATATAGAATGATGTAGCTGCAGGATATTTTCCATATGAAAAGAATGGGATAACTTATACGAAAACATACAGTCCTACAGGTGATATAAGTGGATATGCAAACGGTACAGACGGTGTTCAATCAAATACATCAGAGATACCAGTAACATATTCAAACGGAAAATGGAATTACGGATATAATCCTGGAGCAGGATTCTTAAAACCAGTAGTATCTATTCAAGATGCTGCTGATCTTACTCCTGTTGGAAATGCTATAACAGCAAATGATGTATATCAGAGTGCTAGTCAAGGAGATTATATTACAGCTGGTTTAATTGGTGCAGCAGCATTGTTACCTGGTGCAATATCAAAACCGTTGAAAAAGATTGTTAGAGAAATACCTTCTGTTAATCCTAAATATTTTAGTGATAAAATAAATAAAGTATTAGGAAGAGAAGTAAGACCAAATGGATTAAGCAGAGATGTTTATACTGATGCAATAAATCAGAGAAATAGAGTTATAGAAGATTTATACACTGATTATGATTATTGGGATCGTGCTAGAGCAATAAATGAACAATACGGAGACGATTATACTAAGGTATATAAAGGCGTTCTAGATACTTATGAAAATAAATATACAGGTTTACCTGAACCGAAAGCTAAATAGTTCTTTGGTGATGCTAAAGCTGAAATGGCAGCTAGAAAAGATGCTATGGAAAGATTTAGAATGAATAAAATACCTGCAGGATATACTGATTTTGAATATAATATATCTCCCCATTTAGATAGAATTGATAGACCTACTGCATAGCATGAGTTAGGTCATTATGTAGATTTTAATCTATCTCAAAACGCCAATGCAGATTATAACAATAATATGTTTAGTGCATTACATAGAGATTTATCTACAGATAATAATCCTTTATATCCTGATAAAACAGATTATTTCAGACAAGGAACTGAATAGAAATCTTATATGAATACATTACGTAGTTATATGTAGTCAATAGGATTAATGGATAGACCAGGATAGAAAGTAACAACTAAAACCATTAAAAGAGCAATAAACTCTTTACCATCAGAAATGAATGCTGTTCGAGCAGCATACTTACAATTTAATAGTCCTGGAGAATACACTAAATGGTTCAATAAGATACCTTTGTTGAGTATACCAGGAGCTGCAATGTATTTTGAAAATAATAACGAATCTAATTAATATATTAATTATGGAAAAGAAAGAAACAAATGTTTTAGGTGGATTTGAAACAATTATTGATAGCTTTATCCCTAAAACAGAACAAGAACTTGAGTTAGAGAACTTTGAAAATAAAGTTAATGATGACGACGATGATGATGAAAACAAGAAAGTAGAAGATCCTATTGTCGCTAAAATGAAGAAAGAAGGTAAAATCAAAACAACTTCTGAAGAACAAGATCCTGATAAGGATGACGATGACAATGATAATGTTATCGATCCGAAGCAGGATGAACCGGACGAAGGTAATGATGAACCTAAAAATCAAATCAATCTTGACGATAATGAAACAGAGATGGTGACTAATTTCTTTGATGCTATTGCTGAAAAGTTAGAATGGGCAGACGTAACTGATGAAGAAAAACCAAAGAGTGTAGAAGATCTGATTAACTATTTTAGTAAAGTAATTGAAGAAGATAGTAAACCTCAATACGCTAGTGAAGAAATTGAAGCTCTTGATAATTATGTTAAACAGGGTGGGGATTTAGCTAAATATTTACAGATTGATGCAGAATTAGATTTAGATGAAATAGATTTAGACGATGAAACTAACCAGAAGCTTGTAGTTAAGTCATTACTTAGAGAAAAAGGTTTTAATGAAAAACAAATCGACAAGAAGATATCTAAGTATATAGATGCCGGACTTCTCGAAGATGAAGCCCAAGATGCCATAGAAGATTTAAAAGAGATTAAAGAATAGAAGAAAGAACAGCTATTGGCAGAACAGAAAAGAGCTTATGAGCAGTATCGTCAAAGACAACAGGATTTCTGTGATAACGTTGTCACGGAAATAAAGAACTTAAAAAATATACGCGGAATCGCAATCCCAGAAAAGGATAAAAAGGTTTTGATGGATTATATCCTTAAACCTGATTCTGATGGTAAAACAAAATATCAGAAGGATTATGCTAAAGGCGGCGTAAAGAACTTAATTGAATCTGCATATTTCACAATGAATGCTGATAAATTAATAAATGCTGCTAAAAGAGAAGGAAATAATACCGCAATTAATAAGTTTAAAGATAGCTTAAAAAATACTACGGTTAATTCAAAATCTAGAAACACCTCCGGAAGAGATTCAAATAGTGATACTATATGGGATAGTTTTACAAGAAGATTGCGTATATCTTAATTTAAAATAATTAAAAATTCAATATTGAAATATTAATAAAATATTATGGATAACAATATTCTAAATAATTTAGTCCTCTATAAAGGAAAATGGTTTAGTGATTTGATTGATACTAATAAAATTTCAATCGCTTCACAGCAGAGACCGTATGAAGTATCAACTATTTTATCATACGTATTTGGTACAAAAGATAATGGTTACACAACATCTTTGGATATGCTTACTGGTGGTCTTGGTAACGTGATGGTTATCGATCAGCCTTCTTTCGAATGGGGTGTAATGATTGATCAGGATCGTGCAGTTACAATCCGTGATGCAAAATGGAATGGCGCAACCATTTCAGATACTACTACTGCTGGTTTGAACAACACTCCGATTCAGTTGTGGTTGGAAGATAACTGGTTTGGTCCGGGTGCTACTTTGGAACTTGATGACAAGAGCCAGGTACGTGTATCAGATGCTCCGTATCAGGATGGTAGCTTGTATGTTTATACTGTATTTGTTTCTAATGGTAATCCTGCATCTTATATTGATCCATCTGTTTTAAAACCAGGTTGTCAGGTATCTCGTCTTGCTTCTGCATATGAAGAATATAGTGAACAGGCTGATATCCTGAACTATAATACTCATTTCAAGATGCGTAACTATCTTACGACAGTACGTCTTTCTTATGATATTACTGGTTCAGCTTATTCTACTGTAATGGCAGTTGCTTTGAAAGATCCTAAATCAGGTAAGACTTCTTATTTGTGGTCTACTTTCCAGGAATGGGTTGCTATGCGTGAATGGTATAAGCGTATTGAACGTGCTTTAGTTTATAATGTAAGTAATGTTAACCGTGATGGTTCTTGTAATCTGAAAGGTGCTAACGGTCGTCCGGTATTTATCGGTGCTGGTTTGCTCGAACAGATTGCTCCGTCTAACAGACGTTTCTATACTCGTTTGACTGCTGAATTGCTCGAAGATTTCTTGTCAGACTTGTCATACAATGTACTTGGTACTAACGAACGTAAGTTTGTTGCATTGACTGGTGAAATGGGTATGCGTGAGTTCGATAGAGTATTGAAAGAAAAGATGGCTAACATGAATCTTATCGATACTGTATTCGTAACTGGTTCTGGTGACAATTTGACATTTGGCGGTCAGTTCAAGACTTATAAGATGTCTAACGGTATTGAACTTACTTTGAAGTATTTCCCGTTGTATGATAATACTACTTACAACCGTCAGTTGCATCCGGTTACTTTGAAACCGTTGGAATCATATCGTATGACATTCCTTGATCTTGGTCGTCGTGATGGTGAAGCTAACATTGTTAAAGTTGTTCGTAAGGACCGTGAATTCGTTAACTGGTGTACAGCTGGTTCTGTAACTCCTGCAGGTTACGCTCACTCTAATACTGAAGTTCGTAGTAACGCTAAGGATGGCTATTCTGTTCATTTCTTAGGTGAAATGGGTATAATGCTTAGAGATCCTAGAGCTTGCGGAGAACTTATCATGCTAAGCGAGTAAATTTTTTCTAGGTAAAATATCAACATAATTAATATTTTGACGTTATATAAAGTATAACTAAAATATTAATTATGGAAAAGATCTACGAAATTTATAAATTGACCAATTTGGTTAATAACAAGATATACGTTGGTGCCACTACTGAAGGCGCGTCATACAGATTTAGAAGACACGTAATTAAAGCAAATGGTGGTGGCACAACGGCTATCTGCAATGCGATACGAGAGTATGGCGAAAATAATTTTAAAATAGAAACTATTGAACTATGCAAAGATTTAGCTCATATGAACGAGCGTGAGAATTATTGGATAGTTTTACTTGGTGCAACCAATCCTGAAATAGGATATAACAACAAGCTAGGCGGAGGAGTTAGATTTCAATCAGATGAAACTAAAGAAAAAATAGGTATTCTTCATAGAGGAAAAATTTCAGAAAACAGAAAGCCTGTACTTCAATATGACATAAATGGTATATTTGTTAAAGAATATCCTAGTATAGAAGCAGCATCCGAAGATACTGGCATATCTAAAACGTCTATTTACAGAATACTTCGTAAACAAGCGATGAAACCATCTAAAAAGAATCCTTATGTTTGGATATTATCTCCAGATAACAGAGAAGATATCAAATTACAAATAAATATAAAAGACTATTACATGAATTTAAATTATGTTCCCAAACAATCTGAAGAATTCAAACGCAAACGAGCTTTAAGAATAGTCGAAAATGGTGACATGAATGGTTTATCTACTCCCGTAGAACAATATGATTTAAAAGGTAATTTAATTGCAAAATATGGTAGTATTTCAGACGCATCCAAAGCATCAGGTATTTCTGGTTGCACTATACGAAAATATATTAATGACCCAGAGTATATAAATAAAGTTCCGGCAATCCGTAGAAGATTTAATTGGAAGTACGGTAAAGAAGAAGATAGAAAAGTAATAGACTATAAAGAATTAAGAGATATTATTGCAACAAAAAGAATCAGAATATTTGAAGTTCACAATACTACACTTTCTAATACTCCTATCAGAATAGAAGGTATTAGGGCTTTAGAAAAATATTTAAGATCTGACTTCAGAACCATTAAAAAATACTTAGGCGGAGAAATGCCTACTGGTTACTGGGTAAAAGAAATTATTAATAACTAACTAGATAATCTAATTAAATATAATTATGGAAGTAATCGTTAGAATGACAAAAACAAATCCTTGGACAGGATTGATTAAATGGGATAAATGTTTCGATTTTATTAGTTCATACTGGACTAGATCAGGTAGTAGATATACAGGTTTAACTACGCAGAAAGCAAGAGAATTGGAAGAAAAAATGAGATTACCGTTGGGTCATTTGGATCCAGATAGTTCTTTTTGGGATACTTTTGCTGTTAAGATTGGTAGAAAAGAACTTATTATAAATACTGATACTCCTGAAGGCGAATTACAATATTTGTTCTTAAAGAATCATAAACACGTTGCGGATGGAGTAAGTAAGATTAGTCCTAAAACAGATTACGTAATCGTAGATAAAGATCTTGAAGCTACAGAACAGAATAAATATAATAAAACTAAACGTGAAGCTTATCGTGCTTTGGATAAGATGACATTGGATGATATGCGTAAATGTTTACGTCTGTTCGGTGTTAAATCAGATACTTTGTCTAATGAAGTAGTAGAAGCTAAACTTACAGAAAACGTAGAAAAGAATCCTGCCAAATTTATCAGTATTTGGATTGAAAATCCTGATAAAGAATACAGTTTTGTAATTGAAGAAGCTTTGAGTAAAAATATTATTAGAAAGAATAGAGCTACTTATTATTTTGGTACAGATGTTATCGGTAATGGTGTTGATGACGTTATTGCTTATCTTAAAGATAAGAAGAACCAAGATATTTATTTAGCGATACTTAAAGAAATTAAATCTAAGTAATAATGAATAGAGACGAATTACATATAGCCTTTAAAGTAGAATTAGACAAAAATTCTAATAGTGTAGCATACGGTGGTGTACCTGCATTTATTGACGCTGAAATAGATTATTGGATAAATAAAGGATACTATGCATTACTTATGACAAAGTTTACAGGTGGTACTGAAAACGAAGTAAAATTTGAAGGTGATGTAAAACGTATCTCTGATTTTGATAGACTTATTAGAACAGATGAGTCTTTAAAACTAAATGCTAGTGAAAATACGAACTGTGCGTCATTAGTAAATCTTTTAAACAGATAGACTAACAATAGAGGAAGAATGTTTTATGTATCTTCTGTATTTCACTGGATTAAAGATGGAAAAGATAATTGTGCTACTGTAAAATTATTGGATCACACGCAAATAAAGAATTTTATAAAGACTAATAATAATATACCTTGGATAGATAATCCAGTTGGTGTTATTGAAAATAATACTTTAAAAATATATTATGATCCGATATCAATGAATGCGGATGAATATCGATTAGATTTGACATACATCAAACATCCGTGTTTAATTAACAATTTACCATCTGATTTAGGTTTGAGTGAATTACCGGATCAAACATGGTACGAAGTTGTTAATAGAGCAGTACAATTAGCTTTAGAAAATATAGAATCACAAAGATTTTCAACAAAGAGTCAACTAATTCAAATGGAGGAATGATATGACGAAACGTGAAATGTAGATTGAATTGGAACGTAGACTCCAATTGAATGACGCTAAATTAGTAGCTGAAAATAAGTTAACATCTGATTAGTTGTTTTCTATATTAAATGAAGCTATTGATCTTTTTTGGAAAACAAGATATTCTGGTTTAAATACTAAACAAGAAGGATTTGAACAATCACAGAAAAGAATAGATGATTTACGTACTTTGATTAGAAATAAAAAGTATACTACAGAAATAATTAATAATAATCCTAAATATACTGTAGAACTTCCAGAAGATTATACTATCTTACTTGGAGATACAGCTGGAATAAGTCCTGCAGATGGTATCATTAATGATTGCTGGAAGAAAGATTCTGACAACAATTATATAGTGAAAAATGTAGATACTTTAGAATCAACTATTGAAACCATAGATAGACAATTATCTAATTCTTTATCTGAACACAAATTAAAACATTGTTATGCAAGACCTTTAAAATTGATTCAGGGTAACAACATTGTTTTATATACAGATGGTAATTATAAAGTTGCAGAATATAATTTAGTATATTTAAGCAAACCTAAAGGTATATTTACTAATGATGATTTATCTTAGGAATATACAGAATTGCCATCACATACGCATATGGAGATTGTTAAATTAGCAGTCAGATTATATGCGGCAAATAAACCAACACAGAATTATAATTTACTTGCTTAGGAAACACAAGTAATGGAATAATAAATTAATGCGCTTATTCGACGTGGAAATTAATTTACTTAGTAAATAGGAAAGTAGAAGAATAGAGCGAAGACTGGCGCGAAGTCTAACAAATTAATAAATTAAAAAATGATTACAAGAGTTGATAGTGTAATGATCGCAAATGCTGCTTGCCCAGCTAGTTATTCTACAGCAGATGCTTTGAATGTAGGTGAAGTAGCATTGTTTGATGAAAATAAAAATATCCTTACTGATGGTGAAAAATCAGCAGCTGCAAACTCTGTTTATGTAGGTGTTTGCAAAGGTACTATGAAAGTAGTTAACCCTCAAACTGGTGCATTGGAAGATAAGAAAGAAATCGAATTTTCTAATGAAATCCAGAAAGGTAAAAATTTGAATAGTGTAATGCAGGCTTATTCTGCTCCCGTTCAGGAAAAGATTGAGTTCAATATGGCTAGTGCAGAAATTGTTATTGGTCATAGATATGTATTACGTATTGTTTATAAAGATTTGTATGAAGCTCCGGGTCAGTTTACTCATACTTATGAAGTAATTGCTTAGACAGAAACTCCTCAAGATTTGTGTGATGCTTTTGCTAAACAGATCAATGCTCATAAGAATCGTCGTGTATCTGTTACTAGTTCAGGTAATAAATTGACTTTGACAGCTTTGGAAAAAGATGATAACGAAGGAGTACATTCTATTAATGAATATACAGTAGTATGCATGGAAGCTTCTATTTATGTAACTATTCCTGGTGCATTGTTATCTAACGTTCCTGCAACTGTTCCTGGTATGACGATGACTAAGACTAATGGTAATCCTGGTAAAGGTTATTGGAAACAAGTACGTGATCGTGAAATGCGTTGCATGGGTTATAAAGGTCATGTATTTACTGATGCTTATCCAGTAATTGAACAGAAACGTAATGTACAGGAAGGTACTACATATGATTATCTTACTATTGAAAATGATAATGCTTACTTGAGCTGTGATAATCAGTATGTTAAGTCTACTCCTCTTACTACTGAAGTATACGTTAAATCAGGTTCTTTGTCAAGTTCACGATTCTATAAGAACTTGAAGAGCTTTATTTCAGGTACTGCAGAAGAATAATTTTCAAAGTTTCTTTATAACTCTGGCGAGGTTGAGGGTAATCCTCGGCTTCGCCTTTTTTAATTTATTAATTATGGAAATTAAATATATTTATATAGAAAATCAAAAGTTGGTTATAATTACGTCTAGTGAAGAAATTACATAGACAATGTTCTTAGACAAAGTATGCAATATCGATAATGTACATTCTGAAGAAGCATCCAATCATACTAAAGTAATAACGTTCGAAGACTTTTAGAAGGAAGAATACGGATATAGTATAGATATATCTGATTTAGATGTAAGTGCTATAATTTTTACTGAAAATAATAATCATCGTTTCGCATATGACTCTAAAAAATTAGATGAAGATATTTATAAATTATTAAAATTTTATTGTAATACTTGTTTGGATAAACTTCAAAAAGAACGAATCTTAATGTGCTCATTTAGATTAAGTTTATTCTATAATGCTTTATCATTTAATAACAGTATAGAAGAAATAGTAAGTAGTTATGTAGATCTGATGAGATTATTGGATGGTCCGTGTTATATAAACAATCAAAATGTTGAATGTAATACTTGCAAAAATGGGACATGTGTATACAACAAAAGATGAGCAATTATACAATTATGGTAAGAAATTAAATCAAATTGTAAAATACAATATTGATTATAATTCAGAAGAGATTTTAAATTATGTCTGTACATCATTTTGTCAGTGGTTTATGGAATACGCATCACTTACTAAAGAACAACAGCATATAGTTCAAAAACTTATAAAAAATATAAACAAATGACACAAGATGAATATAATGATTTAGTAAATACCGTTTAGCAACTTACTGAAAAAACGGATACTCTTGCCGACTCTATTGCTCGTGTAGATACAAAAGTTGAAAACACAAAATATCTTACACGTTTATTAGATGTTAGTGTATAGTATCCTGCCGAAAACGACGTACTAGTTTATGATAAAACAGGTAAATGGAAAAATGCCCAATATGATGAAATTGGACTTTAGCCAGGTGAAGGCGGTGAATCTAATGTATATGTGATAGGTATAGGCGACGATACTAGTCCTACTAATGAAAATGTATATTCTGCAGCTAGAACAATTGAAGATTGGGTATCATCCAAAAATGATGATGTTGTTGAAGGAAGTTTGACATTCAATGAAGGGAAAACTATATACATCGATAATATTCAATCTAGAAATGCATCTGAAGGTACTGATTTAGGTAGCGGTTTTATATGTAAAATAAAATCTAGCGGTAAATCTTACATAGAGGTGGATGATTTGGCTGTTAGAGGTGCAGCCATGTTTAATACTCTAGAAATCAAAAAAATTACATCTATTGGTGGAAATTTAGTTATCTCCCCAGCAAGTAATAACATAATTCGTGTAGAAGAGACTACACAGTTATATGAAGATGAATATCAATCTGTATATCGTTGTTATTTTAAAAATAAAGATGAAAAAGATGGTGGTAATACAGAATAGATTAAAACTGATTTTCAAGCTGGAGACTTAGCTAAAATACAACAATTCAATGTTGCTGAAGGAGTAAACGAAGGGGCTAAAAATAGATATTATTGGGGTAAAGTATTAGGCGTTGGAGAAGATTATATAGATTTATCAAAAACTGATGTAGATCCTAGTACAAATACACAACCTGTAGAGGGAGATACATTAATATAGTATGGTAATAAGAATGATGTAAAAAGATAGAATATTATATCTTTAACTACTTACGCTGATAATGCTCCTGCAATACAAATGTATCAAGGAATAAATAATTATAGTACCGACGGAAAAGCAATTATAGAAATGGCTTACGATACTACTCAATCATAGCAACAAGCATATATGAATGTGTATGGTAGAATGTATGTAGGTACTAAAGATAAATCAACATCGTATGTAAAATATGATCCTACTGAAGATGGCGGTAAAGGATTATTAACAGTAAAAGCTAAACTTATAGTAGAATCAGATGATGGTGATGTTACTTTGATAGAAGGTGGTAAAATAAAAACTAATCTGATTGACGTAGATAAAGTTATAGCTGATATTGGTATATGGACAAATCAGATATAGGTGGGTAACAATTTTACAGTAACTTCAGATGGAACAATGACTGCAAAGAATGCAAATATAACAGGAGTTGTTAATGCAACATCTGGTACATTTTCTAATGTAACAATTAATTCTGGTAATATAGGAGCGTTTAATATATCTGGTAGTTTAAGTTCTGGTTCAAATGGATCTGGTAATTATATGCGATTATCATCATCCAATTTATATTTTAGATCAAATATAGGTAATAGAGATATACGTGCTAGTTTTGGAGCAGACGGCTCAGGAGTATTACCAGGTAGTTCAGGAATGTCTATGCCTATAGGTATATATAGAAATATATCTAACTCTTCAGCTACTTGGGATGAAAACGTTGGATTGTTTATATCTTGTAATGGAGGACGTAAATATAGCAATGTTGCTTATAGTGGTAATATAGCTATAAACATAGAATCTGGTTTTATACGAGGATTACGATTTAACGTAAAGACAACATATAATTTACAAAGTGGTGAAAAAGATAGTGAAGGATATTATAATATGACCGATGCTGATACTTTTGTATACGTAACAAGTGATTCAATAACTGGTGTAAATCTTCCAACTAATCCTCAAGAAGGACAAATGTATATCGTGAGAAAAGGTAATTATCACGGTGTGATATATGTCAGAGCAAAAGGAAATACTACAATATGTATTAATGAAGGAGCTAGCGACGGTGATTTTGCTACATAGGTACAATTTGGTGGTAGAGAGGCTGGATTTTTTGTTTATAGTGAAGTATTAATGCAAGGTTCTGGTAAAAAAGGAATATGGTATTTTAATTACTTTGGTTAAAAATTAAGAAACGATGAAAATAAATTTTAAACAGTTAATGATGACAGATCTTGAAGGTAATAAATTACCTTTAGATTGTTCTAAGCAAGTAGCTAATTTTATTTATAGCGAAACACAAAATCTTGAAGATTTAATTTTAGCTCAAGATATTTATAAAAACGGTGAAGTTGAATTAACAGATGAACAGATTGAAAGAATAAAAGATATTCTTAAGAAAGGTTTTAAAGCATTTGTTCAAAAGGCATTTGAAGATACTGTTAATGAAAATAAACCAACAGCAGAAGAAATAAAAGAATAATATTATGGAAAGAGACGAATTAATTAAAGAAGTTAAAAAGTATTTTTAGTTGAAAGAATTAGTTTGTCCTCATTGTGTTAATACTTTTGGAGATAATGCTTGGTAGTTCATTTCAACTGAACTACTGAGCATTATTTATACATTACGTACTCAAATAATTAAGAAACCAATGATTATTAATTCTTATGATAATAATCTAACACAAAGAGGATTGAGATGTAATATATGTTAGTTATGTAAAGATAAAACTAATTCTAATAGGATATACATGACCGCTCACGGACTAGGAAAAGCTATTGACTTTACCGTTAATGATATGTCTGCAGAAGAAGTGAGAAATCTTATACGTTCTAATATTGATAAATTTGAATATCCGATAAGATTGGAACGAGATGTAACTTGGGTTCACGTTGATGCTTATACTACGGATAATAAAACAAAATTAGTAGAATTTAACGGTTAATAATATGGTAATAGGTAGAATTAGATTTTTAGCTTCAACAATCGCTCCAAAACCAGAAGAAATAGAATATTGGATTGATTTAAGTGAAGACAGATACGGTTGTGTAATAAAATGCTATAATGGCGTTGAATGGGAAAGAATCGATTAGCGTACTTATGACGAAATCATTAGTTTTAAGCATAAGTTAGATGAACTACTTATAGAAATACAAGAATGTGAAAATAATTTATTACAACATAAAGAAGATTTTGAAGAATACAAGAATGAAACAAATTCTAGTTTAAATACAATAAACGAATAGATAGAAAATATTAATGCTAGTCTAGAGACATTACTTGGTGAAAGTGCTTCAGAATTTATTGACAAATATAATGAAATTTTAAATTTCTTAACTGGTTATGAGGATACTGATACATTACAATCTATTCTATCTGATTTAAAAAATGAGATAAGTTAGAACATAACTGAGATAGAAAGTAATTTAACATCGCATATAAATAATAAAAATAATCCTCATCAAGTTACTAAAGAACAAATAGGTTTAAGTAATGTAGATAATACTGCTGATGTTGATAAACCTATTTCTACAGCTACTCAAAGTGCCATTGATGCAGTTAAAGAAGAAATTAATACACATATTAATAATAAGGATAATCCTCATAATGTAACAGTAGAATAGATCGGAGCCATTCCAACAGGAGGATTAAAAACAATTAATGGCAATAGTTTAGAAGGAGAAGGTAATATTGTAATATCATCTTCTGGAAGTGGAGAAAGTTCAGTATTAGACTTAACTGAGATACCTAATGCATTTACTACTACTGAATCTACGACTATATCTGATGAATTATATAGTAAAATACAAGAAGCGTATAATAATGGAGTTAAATTATGTCTAATAAGTGGCTATGGAGATACTTCTACTAAGACTCCATTAGATATTATGTATTAGGAAGGGGGATATATTCTTAATATAGAGATATCTATATTTATTGGTGGACATTATACTAAAGTAACTTCATTAATATTAGTACAAAGTGCATCTAGTGTAACTATAGTTTCTAATATGTATCTTTTCCCAACTAGCTTTGATGTAAGTAATAATGCTATTAGTCTAGTTAGTGATGATGGAGTTTTAGATTGCTTAATGAAAGGTTATTCTAAACCGTCATCTTATTCTGCTATTACTGAATTTGACTCCATGAGTAAAGCTATAGGTAAATTAGAAGCAGGTTTAGTTGAAGTAATAAACATTCCTGTAGATGAGTTTGGAGTTGGAAAAATAAGCCAAAATTCAGATGGAACAGGAGAGATATTTAATGATTATGATAACAATTATGCTACAGGAATCTATTCACATGCTGAGAATTATCATACTTCTGCATCAGGTAATAAATCTCACGCAGAAGGTGATAGTACGATAGCAAGCGGATCAAGATCTCATGTAGAAGGTTATTTAACACAAGCAATAGGCAAATGTTCGCACGCAGAAGGTCAAGTTGATTTAAAGGTAGAAGCTCCATTTTTTTCAAAGACTCGCAAGTTAAAAATATATCGTTCTAGTAGTTAGTATGTTGGATATGTAGACGACTCTTCGGAATTTCAATTTATATTATCTGCAGGAGAATTATTTAAACACAACAACACTATATATAAAGTAAAGAAAATAAACTATAATGATAAATTATTTTCTACTTCTCCAAATATTGTAGATAATATAGAGTTATCTAATGATTATAGCGCACCAACAGAAATAACAATAGAATCTGTAACAAAGCTTGGATCAGCTATTGGTGGTTAGTCTCATCACGAAGGTACAAATAATTGTGCTTACGGTACTAATTCTCATGTAGGAGGTAACGGATGTTAGGCTATAGGTAATAATTCATTTGCCCATGGAGAAAATTTAATAGTTGGCGACGGATAGACTGTGTTTGGAAAATATAATTTGTATAACGAAGATGACATATTTCAAATAGGCTACGGCATTGATGGGTATAAAGGAAGAAGTAATGCTTTATCAGTGAGCAATGACGGAGTAACAACTGCTAGTTATATTAAGACATACGGTATTACAGTTTCTGATAAGTTAATATTATATAATAATATTACTATTGGTAGTTCTTCCACAAACTAGATAACTAGTGAGTCAAAAGGATTAATAATTACTAGTAGAGGTTATAATAAAATTACTAATGACGGTACATCTGGAGACACTACTTATTTAGTTATTGGTGAATTTAATAATGTTTCTGGTAGAAATTTTCTAGTAGCTGGTGACCATAACGACGCAAGTAGGACTTATAGTAATAATTCCATTTGTGTTGGTTTACATAATACTATATGTGATAGTCAATCTATTACAGTAGGTTACAATTGTATAGCTTATGGTAATGCTACAGTAGCATTTGGTGGTGGTGGAATAATTTTAACTATAGAAGGTTCTTATAGTGCAACATCATTGTTACAATTATATGAATCTACTTATAATCAGCATGATGATTCAATACATGTTGCTTTTGCAAAACAATCAATGGTAACTGGTAAAAATAATCTTGCATTAGGTTTACAAAGCATGTCTAATGGACAAGGTAACGTTGCTAAAAATGATTAGGAATTTGTAGTAGGTTCATTTAATGATTATTCATCAGATACTAATAACTTATTTGTAGTTGGTAATGGTACTAGTCATACTTCAAGAGGTAACGCATTTGTCGTAACTAGAGATGGGGTACAAAATTCATCTGATATTAATTTAAAAGATAATATAACTGATTTAAAACCGAAAGGAGAATTAAGGTTGGTAGAATTTGATTGGAAAAATACTGGAAGACATTCTTATGGTTTTATTGCACAAGAAGTAGAACAAATATATCCTGAAATGGTATCTGATAATGGATAGCATAAGATGCTTAATTACAATGAAGCAATATGTGCAAAAATAGCAGAACTATAGAATCGAATTGTAGAACTTGAAAAATTAATATAGAAATGAAATCAATATTTACAAGACCTTTATTCATAAATCCATAGGCATACCTAACTATACCTGAATTATCATATATACAAATGGCTACACCATTTGATTTTACTGAAGATTCATATAGTTTTATAATTAATACATCTGGTAGAATAGAAGGTAAATTATTAAAAACCAGTAATGATTATATATTACATCTTGATTTGTATTCTATAGATGGTAACTGTGTATTAGGAGAATTTTATCTAAATTCAGACAATAATATTAATCCCGATACATTTGAATTAAATCAGTCAGGAGATAAAGTTACAATATTATTTGAAACTTCTCCAATCGAATAGTATTTAAAATTAGATATAGGTAAACTAAACATTGATAAAATAAGATAATATGGCAATAAATAAATTAAATAAAACTTTCATTTCAGAACAAGTATTACAAGCTACTGAAATGAATCAGATAAGTCAGAAGATAGATGAACTAGTCGATGGGGTTAACACAAATGCAAATAATATTCCCGATGTAGGATAGTTAGCAACTAAAACAGAATTATCTTCAAAAGCTAATAAAGTATCTGTAGAAAATGTATCAGAGAATACAAAAGAATTACAACCAAATAAATATTACATCTTTGGTGAGATGGAAACACTCACTTTGACTTTAGCAGCAGGAGAAGAAAATAAATTGTCTGAATATATGTTTGAGTTTACTTCTGGAACAACTCCTACTACTTTGACATTACCTGAAAGCGTAAAGTGGATAGGAGGCAACACCATTGAAGCAAGCAAGACCTATCAGGTATCTATCGTAAACAACATAGCTGTATTGGGAGGGGCTTGATATGAGTATGTACAGACGAAGGCTTATGATAGCCAATGCTCTAAAAAGGAGTGACGGAAATATAAATTACCCTGGACTAATAGCCGCTTGGCCAGCTAAAGGTAAGACTAATGATGATGCAGATAAAGCAATACTTAAAGATTTGACTGGTAATGGACATGATATAACACTTAATGGTTTTTCTTTTTCAGAAATGAGCGGATATGGTGGATACAAAACAAACATGTTGAATTGGAAATATAATAAAAATTCCGCAGTAATTTTATCTTCCCAAAATAAATTTATAGCATATAATACATTAGAAATTGCTACACATTTTTGGGATTATGTTAGTAGTCCTCCATTAGGAACTATACATAGACCTTCTTTTAAATTAAAAATATCTGGTCTTAATGAAGATGAGGCAATTTATTATACCTATCGGGATGGCGAAGATTTTAGCGTACCACATGAAGGAAACCTATATAATGGAATAAATATATTCCCTGAAATAAATGCCGAAATTGTAACAGAAAAACTTCCATATACTACGATATTTGAAATACAAAGTCAACGTATCGTTAATAAAGAAATTACTTTTGAAATTCTTCCTGAATATCCAGGAGCTCTTGTATTTGACGGAGTTGATGATTATGGCCATTGTGACATGATTAATGCAAATCTTTTCAAAGAGAATTTTACTTTTATATGTAGAAGAGAATACATATCTGAGCCGTCATCTGTACACAAGATGACTACAGCAAGTTGCAAAGCAGTGAATACAGAATACAACATTTTCACAATTGAGGGATTTTATCAGAATCCTTATATTTCTGTATATTCTACAGGTTCATTGACATACGATAAAGCTCCTGTAGATTATTCATTAAATACAGTATTCTTAACTCCAACAAATTATAACGGACATACTTTCGAGCACGGTGGCAATAATAACCATGAGGATAATTCTAAAATAATAATAGGTAACATTTTTATGGGTGACAGATATGCGAATATGGCATTCTACTCCGCTTATCTCTTCGACCGCAGCTTAGACGAACAAGAAATTAAATCCTTTATCCGTAAATACATTGACCCTGAATATCTTCTTCCGTCTGAAATTCTTACTCCAGATTGTTATTATGATTTTAGTCAAGGTAGTAATGATGATGAAAATAGAGATACAATAAAAGATTATAGTGGTAATGGAAATGATGCTGTTGCTCATAATTTTGCTTGGAGTGGTATGAGTGGATATGGGGGGCATAATTGTTATTTTAGTTCTAATTCAGGAGTTAATAGATATGAAGGTAGTTTTACAAAAGATAAGGCACATATAACTAAGATTATTAATGAAGTAAATAAAAATCTAATTAATATTTATATAATAAATAATTTTAATATAAAAATTTCAGGTCTTACTGGAAATAATCTTGTAAGAATTGGACCACCTAATGTTGCTACTTTATCATTATCTAATGGAACACATAAAATAGATAGTAGTCTTTTCCCAAAAGGATATAGCTATTCTATTGGTATTTTAGGAGATATTGGAGAATGTGATATTACGATAGAAATACTTCCCGAATATCCAGGTGCATTAGTCTTTGATGGTGTAGATGATTATATAAGTCTTGATGCTTTTGATAGTGGATTTAAGACAATGTTTATGGTTTGTAACCAAAGAAATAAATCTAATGCTTTTCTTTATGACCAAAGAAAAAATACAAAACCGCCTTATGATTATGGATTATATACTTACAATAGTGTTGCTTATAATATGAGAAATGCTAACGACACTTATATAAATGGAATAAAAAACACAAAAGTGTTTACAAAAGATTTAAATAATAAGAAAATTTTAATAAGTGTGAACAGCAAATTAACTCAATTAAATAAACCAACTATTAGCGTTGGTATTACTGGAAGTTATTCTGACATGGCACTCTATAAATTTCTTGGCTTCAAAAAAGCTCTAACAGAAGAACAGATACAAACAGTAATTAAGAAATACAATCTCCTTGACGGAGTAGATGAAATAGAAGTAAGTTAAACTAATTAAATTAAAAGAAATATGAAATTTGTAATTGCAGACGTAGCTACAGCTACAGCACACGGAATTAAAATTATTCCAACAATGCGTCAATCAGTAGATAAAACACAAGTTGTTCTACATGAAGAATATGTAAAAAACATTGATGAATTTAATGTTCTTACAAGATATGAATTTAATAGTCCTGAATTTACAGAATTAATGAATAGTGAAGAATGGACTCATGGAGAAGATTATGTTCAGCCTAATGAAGATTACGCTAAAGTCAAAGCTATGCAGATTCTTACTGCTGAAGCTAAAGCTAATATTAATACAATGACTTTAAGTAACAATGAAGCATTGGAAGCTAAAGAATTCTATCCTGAATGGTCAGCTGATTCAGTAGAAGTAAAACAAGGAGAAAGATACCAATACGATAATCTGTTATGGGAAGTAGTTCAAAATCATACTACTCAAGAGTTATGGAAACCAAGTCTTGAAACAGCAAGTCTTTGGAAAGTAGTTGATGAAGAACATGCTGGAACACAAGAAGACCCAATTCCTTATAATCCCCTTATGGAGATATTTGAAGGTAAGTATTACACACAGAATAAAGTAATGTATAAATGTACAAGAAACAGTGGTATTCCTTTATCGCATGATTTGAGTGCATTAGTTGGAACATATGTTGAAATAGCATAAGTATGATAAATAAGATTTTTAATTATTTTGGCTTTGATGGATTAAAACATATTATTTGTTCCAATCTGTTAGTATCTTTATTGCAATTAACATTACCTTTGTGGATAGCAATAATTATAACAGTAGTTATCGGAATCGGTAAAGAACTTATATACGATAAGTTGATGAAGAAAGGTACTTGTGATAAAAAAGATATTATTTCTAATTTAATTGGAATTAGTTTAGGATGTTTATAAAAGTATTGATATGGTAAATTTTATAGAAAGTAAAACAGCTCCAAATCCAACACAATATAAATATTGGGTTGATTTGACAGAGAATCATTATGGTGGTTCTATTAAATATTTTAATGGTTCTTCTTGGGTAAAAGTAAGTGATGAGAGTGGTGATTTGACAGCTATTAAGAATTCTCTCAATAACAAAGTAGATAAAGTAAGTGGTAAGTAGTTGTCAACAAATGATTACACTACTACTGAAAAATAGAAATTAGCAGGTATCGCAAACAATGCTAATAACTATTCTCATCCAACTAGTGCTGGTAATAAACATATACCTGCTGGCGGTAGTGCAAATCAAATTTTGATTTGGAAAGCAAACGGCGAAGCACAATGGTCTAATGCTCCAAGTGCAACAGTTAGTAAAGCTACAGCAGATGCTTTGGGTGGTATAAAAGTTGGTTATACTACATCGGGTAAGAATTACGCAGTACAGTTGGATAGTAATGATAAAGCTTTTGTAAATGTTAATTGGTCAGATACTAAAGTAACAGTAAATAATACCTTAACTTCTGACTCTACTGCTGAAGCTTTATCAGCTGCTCAAGGTAAACAATTGAAAGCTTTGATTGATGCTTTAACGGCTAGAGTAGAAGCTTTGGAAACACCTGCTGCGTGATTTTAAAACAGCTATTACACATATAGTATGCTGCAATCGATATTAGAACATATTATACTGTGTACGTTATAACAGTATATTAGCATTAATATTTTTCAGGTTATATCAAATAAATCCATGTAGAACTTAATGGAATAGATTGTGTTATTTTTAAAAAGATTCGGTAATAACGGTTATTAGGCATTAATAGGATTAATATCTAGTTTTACTGCTATCTTTACTCCGGCTGTACCTGTAATGATAACTGCGTTCTGCTTTATATTTGCAGACACATATTATGGTTATAAGGTTTCCAAACAATATGGACATAAGTTAGAATCTAATAAATTATGGAAAACTATATATAAACTAAGAGATTGTTTTATATTAATATCGTTAGGATTATTATTAGATAAATATATCTTACTGACTTATGAAAACCTAACGGCAGTAAAAATAGCGGCAGGATCAATATGTGCTGCTGAAGGATTATCATTAATGGAATCATTTAGAGCATTACATCCAAATGCATTATTATCAAAAATCTTAGCAAAAATAATAAAGTCTAAGGCTGAAAAATATTTAGACGTGGACCTATCAGATGTTGTAGATATAAAATAACAAATTATGATTTTAACAACTATTTTCGGTTGGTTCTGGAAAAATATCAAAGTTGTGGCAGTAATTATCATATCGATATTTGCTGCCATAATTTTTTATTAGGGTAAACAGATTAAAGAAAAGAACCGTTAGATAGACCGAATAACAAATAATACCCTATTCTATTAGGAACAATTATCGGATAAAGATAAAGAAATTAGAACGCTAAACTTAACAATAGATGAGTTCAAGAATACTAATGATAGTATAATTTAGAATATTGTAAATATTCAAGAAGAACTAAAAATCAAAGATAAGGAGCTAAAGCAAGCTCAATCGCAGAATCAAGAAATAAATATAGATACAACAATCGTTGTAGGTGATAAAGATTTTGAAAAAGAAATTAAACCTAATGAATTAACCTCCTTAATCATTATTAAAAAGGATTCAATCCTTACTGCAAAAATTAGTATACAAAATACTCAAACGCTTTTTATATCAAATAAAAGAGAATATAAGAATCAATATAAAAATTGGTTTAGGCGTTTGATACACTTTGATTTTAAGAAAAGAGACGTATATAAATATCAAATACATAATAGCAATCCTCTCATAGAAGTAAAAGAAACGAGATTGATAACTATAGACAATAAATAATATAAATCAATTATATGAAAGATAAAAGAAAGTTTGAACGTCATGAACGTATGTACGGTCCTCACTTTACTGAAGAATGCGCAATGAAAGTTGTAGCTAAGATGGAGAATGAGGATGGTACTACAGGACAGCATTGGACTATTAATGATACTACTACTGTAGCAAATCAATATGGTATATCTTTCAATCCTCGTAAATATAATAAATATGACTGGTATGTAGCGATGAATATGGTTTATTCAGACTACTATAAGTTTATAACAAATACTTTACATTCTAATAACATTAAATACTTTGTTGACTTAGCTAAAGCATGGTTGGAAGATAAAGATATTGATGAAGGAAAGATGTGGTATTATTATAAGTACGTTATGTGCGATTTATATCGTGATGACGAAGAGGATGACGAAGAATATTATAATGAATATGAATATTCTCCAAGACAAAGATATTCTATGAATCATAGACCTCGTTATAGCAGATATGAATATGACGATGATTATGATGAAAAAGAATATGAATATCGTAAAAGTCCTATGCGTGAAAGACTTGGTTCAAAATATTAATCAATAAATAAATTAATCAATAATAATTATGATAGACGATAGAATTTATATCGACCGTGGTATTGATACTGGTACCGCAGCATTACTTAGTAATAACATGAACAATCCACTTACTGCTATGGCAATGATGAATGGTGGAATGGGTATGAACGGAGGAATGTGGAATAACCCATTTGTGTATATAATATTGTTAGCTTTATTTGGTCGCAATGGTTTATGGGGTGGTAACGGTAATGAATGTTGCTGCAACAACCCACAGATACAAGCTTTATCAGCTTAGATGAGTGATAACCAGAATTCAAATCTGTTAATGGATGGTATTAAAGGTAATGCTTCCGCTGTTAGTACTTTAGCAGCTAACCTTAACTGTGATTTTAATACTTTAAATGCTGCTATATGCAATGTTCAGTCTGCTATATAGAATGTAGCTGCTCAAACTGGATTCAGTGCTGAAAGAGTTATTAATGCTATCAATACTGGTGATTGTGGTATTATTACTGCTGTAAAAGACTGTTGCTGCAATACTCAGCAATCTATTTTAAAGATGGGTTATGAACAGCAATTAGCTACTTGTAACCAAACTAATACTCTTACTAATGAAATGACAAGAGGGTTTAGTGGTTTGAATTACGCACTGTCTACTGGTTTCTCTCAGGTTGGTTATGCTAATGCGCAGCAAACTTGTGATTTACTGAATGCTAGTAACAATAACACTCAGAGAATTATAGATACTTTGAATAGTCATTGGAATGCTGAATTATAGCAGAAATATAATGACGCACGTCTTGAATTATCACAGAAAGCTCAAAATGAATATCTAATCTCTCAATTGAAGACTACAACGACTACAGGCGGTGCAGCTGCCTAATAATATATAAAAAAGGGGGTTAAGCCCCCTTTATTTTTAATAATGATGATTATGGAATTTAAAGATTTAAAGATTGGAGATTCTGTCTATATACTTGAAAATACTGGAACATTCCGAAAGACCACAACCTATAATGTAGGTTAGGTTATTAGTGTATCTAGTCCTTATGATGATAATACTATGAATAATCAATATTTATCACAGATGTTGAAAAAGAAATTAGTTGATGTGAATATAAGTTGTGAAGGTATATAGAAGAAGATAAGTGTTGGTGCCGATAAAACAATTATAACTGATTCTACTATTGGTCTTACTATTTCTACTGATAAACAACAGTTAATATCATTAGTTGATACGCAATATAAAGAATGTCAGGCTAAGATTGAATCCATATAGAAATATAGAGAAGAGATGGATAAATGCAAAGCAATACTTAATCAACTAAAAGATGAACATAAAATAATAAAAGATGAATCAGTTCAAACTGATTTAATAAGGGTTAGCTAAGCTAATCCTTTTTTTATGTATGTTCAATTATAAAACGCTATTGATAATTTGTTCTAGTGTATTACGATTATATTATAATGTTACGAAATACTATAAAATACGTTTATATTTAAAATTAACACACAAATGATATGACACTGAATGAATGTATAGATGATATATTATTAGAAGCTAGAAATAATCAGATTGGGGAATCTGAAAAATTAAGCCGATTGTAGATCGCTCTATGGATTAACACTTATAGAGCCATGCTTATTAAATAGGATATAGATAAAGGCAGAACTATAAATCCATTATATACTTAGTATATTGAAATGGATATTAATAAAATCAATGAGAACGGTAACTGCGTTTATAAAAGTGATAAAAAGTTGCCCGCTCTTATTGATTTTAATTATAGTACCGGAGTAGTATCTATTAAAGATATGTTTGGGAATCTTATTCAGATTGGTAGTGAAACTAAAATGAAATATTAGAAGTATCGTAAATTTACATGTAGTCATTATATTGCATATATAAAAGATGATTATGTTTATGTACAAGGCGGACCGAATCTAATAGAGAAGATACAAGTTCAAGTAATCGCAGAAGATCCTACTGAATTAGAAGAATGCTACAATCCTGATACAGATCAATATCCGATACCTGCAGCAATGTGGTCTACAATAAAACAATTAATATTTGATAGAGATTTGAATGTAATGAGAACATCTCCTTCAGATACTACAAATGATAGTAATGATGATAATCAAAACATAAACGCTAAACAATGAATTAGAAAGTAAAGAATGCTGATAAAACAAAATCTTATACTATTTCAGCTTTCTATAATTCATACTTAGATGATATAGAATAGGATACTATATATGATATATCGTATTCTTTATATCGAAAGATAATAACTGATTATTTTTAGTATCTTAGAGATGAATTGATTGAACGCGGTAAATGTGTAAGATTACCATACAGAATGGGTTCTGTATAGATTATTAAAAATAAACCAAAGTATTATGATAAACGTAGTCTTAGAATAGATTATTAGTCAACAAAATAGTATAACAAATTAATATTTTTTACAAACGAACATAGTGATTTCTACAAATATAGAATGTACTATAACAAGTAGGATATGCTGGTTCCAAATAAAACAAAATATTAGTTGGTACTAACCAGAGCAAATAAAAGAAGATTAGCTACTATAATTAAAAATAAGATTACAGATTACGAAGAAAAATATTAATTATGATAAATAGATTTGTTTCCTCTAAGGCTGTAATTGCAAAAGTAATAGCAGACTTAGATTTAGATGAAAATGATATAAAGATAACTGATATATCACAATGGATAGGTGAAGCTATGCAAAAGATAGGTGCTGTTACTCAATTAGATCATAAAGTACAAATATTAAAAATAAAAGATTATTAGGTAGCATTACCTTGTGATTTAGAAAAGATAGATTTTGTAGCTTACTCTAATTGCAATTGTAACGGTTGGATACCTATGAAAAAATCAACAGGATTCTTTACTGTTCACGATAAAATAGACAACTGTGAAGAATGTAAGATGCTATTTTAGGATACAGTATTATTTCCTTTAGTAAAAAGTATGTTTAATATTAATACTGATGCTGAAGCTTTAGAAATCCTAAATAAAGAAGATAATCTACGTTGCACATTAAGTGCCTTATTAAATACAAATACAACTTGTAATACTACAGGTAGTAATACAACTAATTTCAGTATAACACCTTAGTATATTATCAAACCAGGATATCTAATGAGTAATGTACGAAATGGTTATATAAAGATATCATATTATGGTATATATACTGATGATGAAGGTATGCCTATGATACCTGATGAACCATCATACTTTGAAGCATTGTATTGGTATGTAGCTATGAAATTATTATATATAGAATATTTTACTGGTAGAAAATCTCAAGGATTATATTACGATGCAAAGAATTCATGGAATTTCTATCGTAAACAAGCATATGCTGAAGCAATGATGCCTGATCAAAATGATTTAATAAACATTAGTAAAACATGGCATACTATTGTTCCGGAGATAGATAGTTATGATACTTTCTTAAGCACTACTGGAGATAGTTAGGTAATTAAAAATTAGAATTCGATATGGAAATAAATTCACACAAAAATACATTTGAAGGCGGTATGGATATGGATACAGATATATCTTATGCTGCAAATAATACGTATCGATATGCTCAAAATATTAAATTGGTTACTAATACTAATGGTACAAACGGTGTTTTACAAAACATAGATTATATTAAGAAATACGAAAAAATAGATGCTTTAAAAACACAAAAGATTTTAAATGCTATTGCTGTTCAATATCCTTACCACGATGAAACTCTGTAGAATACCGCTATATTACTTACTTAGGATAAGTATAGTAATGCCATTAATAGTATCTATTTGGTAAGTGATTTTGATAAATCACAATTATCTTGTAGATGTGTAATGAAGATATTATGGCATATAACAGCGGATATGAATATTAGTATGATATATAACTATGAAACAAAAAGTGTATATAAGTTATATGTAAACGATTCTAGTTCTGGTTTAAAAATAATAAATCTTGCAGATTACAAAGAAGAATGGGGTGATAAAGAACCAATCCAAAATCCATCATATTTCGATAGTAATGCTTTAGCAACATTGATACCGTTGTATTTAGAGTCGTTTACTTCTGGTAATCTAAAATCTGGTGCATATTAGTATTTTTATAAACTGTATAACGATACTGGTATAGAATCTGCATTATCTGCCGGTTCTGAAATAATATACAATTACAAATATAATATATACAATTCAGCTGAAGCAGAAGGATACTCTGATGATTATAGTACATCAAATGGTATAGTATTAAGATTTATCGCTGATAATACACAGTTTGATAAGATAAAAATATATCGAGTATTTTGGAAAGATAATTTAAATGAACCAGAGATTTCTATAATACTACAAGATAGAATATCAAAAGGTAATTTAAATTATACTATAACAGATGCTTTAATGCAAAGCTTAACTACTGTTACTCAAGAAGAATTCAATGATATCATACCGTATATATTTAAAGCATAGATAATGACTTCTTTTAAAAACAGACTGTTCTTTGCAAATATAGAATCATCTGATTGGGATATACCTAAAGATTGGGATACTAGAAGTTTCAGATTTAATAAAAATCAATAGTGTTTATTATAGGATTCTAATGGTAATGGAACAACTTATTCATTTAGTTAGATAGATAGTATTCCATATGATGATGACGCTATAAATCCTATGAACGTATTAGATGTATATCCTTCCGGAGAAGATAATGAATATGCTTTTCAACAAGATGGTATTACTTATGGAGGTAGTGGTACAAACATTGATTTTGAAATTGTATATGGGGAAATATATGAATCACCACATATCACAGACTCTTATACTGCTGATGGTAAATTATACGATTCGTATAATGGAGCAGCTAACGTTACAGGGTCTTCAATATCGATAAAAAAATTAAAAACAAACGTAGGTGTAACATCTATATCGTTAAATGGTGATTAGTTATTAAGCTATGCTAATCCATACATCGCAGCTAAATTTCAATCATATCAACGTGATGAAGTATATAGATTTGGTATTGTTTTTTATAATAAAAATAATGTTACTACCCCAGTACATTGGATATGTGATATACGATTTCCATCTGGTGATACTGATGGCTGTGCTGCATTTGCAAATGATATAACTAATGTTAATTCTAAATATGAATTGATAGCTAGACCATTTGGTGTAAAATTCACTATTAAAAACTTTCCAGATGAAGCCGTTGCTGCTGAAATAGTAAGATGTGATAGAACTTATTCAGATAGAACTGTGGTTGCGCAGGGTATGTTAAATAATACAGTACATTTTAGAAACGTTGATTTTGATAATAGTGATGTTAATGCAGATATATCAAACGGTACCAATGACATTAGATCTCCTTATATACCGACGATGAGAGAATATCCTCAAGTTAGTAGAGAACATAAGATAACCGCAGTAATATTTCATGGTAAAGATGGATGGAATGTAAATAGAAATTTAAAAACATTTGCGTCTCCCGAAATATGCACGAACTATAAATCTGAAGTAATTGATAAAAGCTGTTATATGTGTCCAGTTTATCAGTTAACATCAGATTTTAATTCTGGAAGTTCACGTAGATTCATGACTTAGGATATGTCATATTATAGTGAAGTATCTGATGTTATTGCTGGTTTATCTACCATGGGTACCATAAATACTGAAGATAAACCTATACTGGTAATAGGCAGCCATAACAATACTGGTATCATAGGTGGTGTAATGAAATATTTCTTACACGAATCAGCAAATAGTTTATTTAAGAGTAACAAAGGAGTATCTAAAACATAGCAGTCTAATAATTTTATTGCAGATATAGGTAATACTAAAACAGCAAGAACTGATTTACCAAATCAAAATAATAATGGCATACAAGCTTTTAAAGACGGTTATATTGATTCAATCGATGCTGGTAATTATACAAACACTATTGTTGCTTCTGGTTCTTTTGGCATAGCTGGTGTGAATCAATTAATAAATATGAAATCAGCAGATGTTAATGCTGATCATATACTATATAATGCTTTTTCAAAAACATTAAGTACAGATACTGATCCAAAAGTAGTAACTTTGTTATGTAATATTAAGAAAAGAGCTACACCTTACGGTGGTAACTCTTATTTATCCAGATCATCGAATAATTATATATCTTGTGGTGGATACATAAAAGAAAATGAAGCTGCTACAGGTAAAGTAATATTTGGTGGAGATGTATATCTTACAGTATTTAATTATATGCACGCATCTATGTTTTCTAAAAACGATTGGTAGGAAGAAGCAACCTGGTATAGACGCTACTTACAAGTATACTTACCTGTAGAATCTACTATAAATTGCTATGCTAGATGGGATGATTATTATTTAAAACATTCCACAGAACCAGAAGCGATAGAAGGGGAAACAAAAAACAGATGGTTTATGTTTACTAATCCTACTACGTTGAATGGTATTACTTATTCTTATCAGATGTATGCATATAATTCAGCTTATTCTGTATCTGATGGTGGTGTAAATTATAGTTCTGGTTCTACGAATGAAAATATTTCTACAAACGAAACCAATTATTACCGCATAAATTGTTCAGAACAAAAATCATTTGGAGAAGAAATAGATTCTTGGTCTAAAGCTAAGTTTGCTAATACATTGGATTTGGATGCTAAGTATGGTATTACTACTAGTTTAAATGTATTTAATAATAATTTATATGCTTTCCAACAAAATGCGTTTAATGTTTTATCTGTAGATGATAGATCGCTTATAAGTGATTAGAGTGGAGCACAATTGGTATTAGGTACTGGTGGAGTATTAAGTCGTTTTGATACGATAGTTTAGAATTATGGTGCAGGTATAGTAAATGATAAAAGTATTATATCTAGTTCACAAAGTATTTATTGGTATGACACTAATAAAAACGTTATATGCTCATATGGCAGTAATGGATTCCATATACTCTCAAAAGAGAAAAAGGTACAGACGTTCTTAAATTCATTAGCGTAGACTAGTAAAATAAATCTTACTTCTGTTTTTAATGATAAAACTAATGAACTGTGGTTAAAAGCAAAAGGTAATTCATTGATATATAATGAACAATCTGATTGTTTTACATCATTTTATTCACATATTCCTGATTGGGGATTACGGTTTTATGATAGATTAATAACTATACGAGGTACTAATTTTTATAAAAATGATTCATTTGGTGAAGAAGCTGATGTAGAAGATTTAATTGCTAAAGTGACATTTGCAGTTAATCCTAATCCTGAATATACAAAAGTGTTTGATAATCAATGGTTGGCTGGTAATATAGAAGATCCGAATAATTCTTCTCCACAAGTTATTACTTCTGTAAAATGTCATACTAAAACTTAGGATAGTTTTGAAATAAATTATAATAATATAGAATGTAGAGAAGATACTTATCGTTTTCCTATACCTAGACAAGATAGAGGAGATTTGGGAAGTTCTGATGAATCAGAACAAGATATATTAAATAGATCTTTTTCACCAAGAATGAGAGGTAAATATATGCTATGTGAATATACTTTTGATTGTAATGATGATAAAAAAATTGAAATACCTTTAATAAAAACAACATTTAGATAGTCCATGTTATGAAAAGAATAAGAAAAAATAAAGATATAAATTCATACTTTTTAGGAGGATTAATTGATAAAGCTACTGGTCAATTAAATAAATTAGGAAATGCAGTAGGCGCAGGATTAGATTTAGGAAACGGGTTAATACCTTCTAGTGGAAATGCTAAAACAGATGCTATTACTGGTGGTATTGCTACTGGATTAGAAACAGTAGGTAGTGCCTTTGGTCCAATTGGTAGCGTAGTTGGTAAAGCAGCGGGTATGTTAACAAAAGGTATAGGTGCTATGGTTGGTACATCTGATTCTGTCAATACTGATACTGGTGAATACATTGAAGGTAAAGGCATTAAAGGTAGACGTAGTAGAAATAGAGTTAGAGCTCAATGGAGAAGAGTAAATCAAGGTATTGCTGACGCTAACGCTACTGCAGCTGCTCAAGAAGAATGGGCTAATGAATATGGTGATAATGATTATTCTTTAGCTGCATACGGTGGTATATTACCTACTACTCTTGCATATCTAGATGATGGAGAATTATTAAGAACCCCAGATGGAGAAATAAGTCAAATTCCTGAACAAGGAAAACCTACAGATAGTAATTTAGTTAATGTTCCTGTTGGAACTCAGGTATTAAGTGATAAATTAAAAGTTCCAGGAACTAATGAAACTTTTGCACAAGCTGGTAAAAAGTATATGAAAACAGGTAAGAAAAAAGGAAACGATATTTATGCATAGAATACGCAAATGCTAAATGATCGTAATAATTAGAAAAAATATAATGAATTGCTTGCTTTACAAGAACAGGTGAAGGCTAAAAGAGGAATAAAGAATAAAGTTGGTAAATATGCAGGAGGTACACCTGGATTACCAGAACCTGTTACTAGTGCTGAGGATAGAGATGAAATGAATGAATTATTTATTAGAGTTAATCCTAATTATAATCCAAATATACGTCATGACAGAAATCGCGCTACAACTTCTTGGTACAAAAGTGCTGATAAAAATGCATATAAACAAGCTGGAGAATCTATACGTACATTCTTAAAAAATAAAAATAACTACGATAATGCTTATAAAACATTAAGTGGTTTGCCGCAAATACAGAGAAATTTAAAAACCGGTATGTCATTTGAAGATGCTGTAGTTAAGAATGTTCAGGATGGTCTGTATGGACAAGTACATGATTACTTTGACATATCTTCTACTCCTTTTACGGATGAAGCAAATAGTGTTGCTCCAGTACGTTCTAGAAGTTCATTTTCACATAATATTGAAGTACCTATTAGTGGATAGAATTACAGCGTATAGAATAAAATAGGCGACCATAATTTCACAAATAATTATATTTATACTGGTCCTGGAAAAATAAATATTCCTAAGAGAAATACTAATCCTAATAATGGTAATGATAGATCGTATGGATCATTATTTGATATATTAACTAATGGTGCTGCATTAATAGGACCAATGGCTAACATTTATAATAGTGATCCTGAAAAAGCAAGAGTATTCACTTATTCTCCACATTTTGCTCCAGTAGATTATGATATTAGTCCAATATTGCGAGAAATAGATATGACCAACGCTATTGCAAGATATAATGCTAATTAGGCAGGTGGGTTTGGTAGAAGTGCTAATTTGGCACAAGCCGTACAATCACAAGTTGCTAGAAACAGAGCTATCGCTCAAGCATATAATCAGAAGAATAATATTGAAAATGAAAGAAAAGCTAGAAACATTGGTATATATAACGATTGGGCTAGATATAATACTGAAGCATTCCATAGAGGATATGAAGAAGATGCTCAAAATAGAGCAGCGGCTAGAACCATTCGTAATACAGGTCTCAGTCAACTTGGTACAGCTTTGCAATCAATATCTCGTGATAATCGTTTGAATAATCGAGATCAAGCAATGTTGGAATACATGAAAGAGTTTTTCAATTATGGTTCTACACAAGATACCGTAAATAAATTATATAAAAATTTTAGATAATATGGCAGTAAATAGATTTGATAAACCTGTAGAAAGTTAGTATATAAGTCAATACGTACCAATACCTTTTGAATAGTTATATAAAATAGGTAAGGAATATAATGATAGGATTGATAAAGCTTATGATACTATAGATGAGCAATTGAGTAAGTGGAAAGAATTTAAATCCCCATCAGCAGTAGATACTCAAACATTCTATGATTTAACACTTAAACCCGCATAGGAATTAATAAATAAATTTGCTGCTAATCCAGATTTGATTAAAACTTAGGCAGGTAGAGCAGAAATATAGCAATTCATAAATAGTAGACCATATGGTGAATTAAGTAATTTACAACAAAGTAAAGATGCTATGTTACAAAGACAAGAATTGGAATAGAAATTGTCTTTAGCTGGTAAATATAATCCGTTATGGCATCATATGGATTATACTAATTATGATACATCTAGAAGCGGAATAATGAATGATTTGAATTTAATTCCATATAAATCTGAAGTAGATTTGGTTAAACCGTATGTTGATAATTTGAAGCCATCTTATTTATATAGTGACAATGGTTATGACTACAGTGGAGTATCCACCAATACTACTGATGAAATGGTCAAACGTAATTTATCAGCAATATATAATACTCCAGAAGCTTAGATGCACATTAATGCTTTAATGAAACAAGGTTTGACCAAGGAAGAAGCCAATGAGCAATTTATAAATTCTATATATTTAGCTGGTAGAGAATTTGCATATGAAAATCGAGAAGCTAATGCTTTTGAATTACTAAATCGTAAATTAAAAAATACTGGTAATTCAAATAATTCTACTAACAGAGGACCTTTCTATTTAACTCAATCTATAGAAGCTACTGGACTTTACAATTATCTTAATGGAAAACAAAACGTGTTAACCAATAATGAAATGTATGCTAAATTATACGAATAGAGTAAAAGTAGTGATCCTAAAGTTAGAGAAGCAGCTAATAAAGAATTAAATAGATTAGTAAATTCTACGCCAACTCAATTGTTTAGATCTATTTTAGATTCTTATGGAACAGTTGATGAAAATGGAAAAACAACATTAAATCAAGTTCAGTTAAATAATGGTGTAAATGCTATTTTAAATAATTTTTCTGTTCCTGTAACAGGTGGTCCTTTACAAGAATTATTAAGTTCTACTATAAATGGTTTATCTACTGATACATAGACTACACCATTAGGAAAAAGAAAAATAATAACTGGTGGTTAGAATATGAATTTAATGAGTAGAATTATCGCAGGTATAGCAGGTTTTAATCCAAAAGAACCAGAAACTGTAAAAAGTAGCAGAAATAAAGTATTAAATAACTTGAAAGCTGGTAATTTTACAAATATGATATTATTATCAAATGATAGAATTCTTACTGTTCCTACAATAAAAGACAGATAGATGAGTTCTTTAAATGTTTTATAGGTTAATGTTGCAGTATCTGATGATGATATAAAGAAATTAGGATTAACTGATTTCGATATGTAGAAAGCTGGAGCTAAAAAAATAAATGTTTCTGGAAATCAATCATAGACTACAACTTTATCTGGAGATATTGATTCAGACAATAAATATAATTACGATAAAGCTAGTACCAGCACTACTAAAAAACAAGATCAAACTTATTGGCAACTAACTTTAGGTAGCGAAATACCTACTGAAGGAACTAGTGCAGAATATTTAAACCAAGCTGCGTTAAAACAAAATATATCTTCTACAGCTTATACGCAAGAATATCCAAATGTACAAAACAAAGCATTTAACTTTTAAAATATAAAAATATGGCAAAGAAAAATTTATATACTTCAAGCAGTAAAGAAAATTTGCAAAATCTTCTTAATTAGTTAAGATAGAATGCATATTAGCCTTTATCTAATAATGTTACTAATAATTATTCTAGCATTGTTAATGATTTGCCAACAATAGAATTACCTGAGCCAACTATTGAAGAATAGTCGGTTCAGGATTCTTCTTATGAAGATGAAGGATTCTTTACGAAGTTGGGTAACAAAATAAAAGAAAAAGCAGAACCTTATATTCCCGAAACAGATTATAAAGGTAAAAATCCTTTTGAAAATAAAAAGAAATTAAAAGATTATTCTAAACAAGATTTTAAAGCTATATTAGATCCTACTTTTGCTTTTGGAGAAGGATGGATACAAAACAACATAGATGCTCCTGCTGGAAAAATGCTTTTGAATTCTAGAGAAAAAGCTGATTTGCAATATCAAAAAGATTTCCTAGAATTGCAGAAAGAAATGAAATCAGCATGGGTAAAATTAAATCAAGCTCAATTAGAAAATGATCAAACAAAAATAGCAGAACTATCTTAGACTTACAATGCATTAGAGCAAGCATATTTATCAGGTTTTGATTCATATAGAGAATTAGCTGGTAAAAAAGAATACTACGATAAGTATGGTAAGCAAGAGAATGCGAGCGATCGCATTGATGCTATAAATAAAAGATTAACAGAATTAGCTTAGGAAAATGAAGAATTAAATAATGATTTACAATCTGGAAGAGAACAATTACATAATTTACAAAGTATTTATCAAATAAGTCCAGAATATAAAAAATTAGAATCAGAAAAATGGTATTATCAAGTACCAAGAGCTGCCGGTACATCTGCTACGTCTTTAATAGCTAATGCTGGTTCTTTTGCTGTACAAGCAGGATCTCAATATTTAGCTAATCAAGTAATAGCTGGATACGGTGGTATTTATGGTCAAATGGCTGCTGGAGCTGCGGCTATTATTGGAGCTGGTTCTAATGTTGCCGCTAATCTTTGGGCTAGAGATCAAGAATCTCTTTCAGAAGTAGCTAATAATTATAAATCTAATATTCAGCAATATGCTTATGACAATAATATAGATATAAATGCAATTGCTGAAATAGGTAGAGAACAACTTAGAAAAGTAACAGGTAAAGAATATTCTTCTGATTAGGATTCTCCAAATTATAGAAGTAACGAAGAAGTATTTGAAGATATGTTAGCTTATGACGTAGCTACAAATAATACTGATTTAGATAGACTTACTGCTACAACTAAGAAAAATCTATAGAATATTTATGATAGAAATATGATACTTGCTACATCAGATATAGCTCAATCTGCAATGATTATACCTGGTGCAGGAAAGATGTTTAGCAAAGTATTAAACAAATTAAATTTACCAGAACGTGCAATAGATGGTACTGTAAAAATAATAGATAAAACTATTGATTATACAGTATCTAAACAGATATCTAATGCCGCTAAAAAAGGTATTTCTAAATATATTGTTGATCCAGCAGTAAGAATCACAGCTTCAGCAGGATTAGAAGGTTTAGAAGAAACTACTCAATATATTATTGGTAGTAAAATAAATAAACAAGATGAAGCTAATTCTATAAACTGGTATAATCCATTTGATGTAACAAAAGTATTTGTTCAAAATCAATATGATGGATTAAAAGGTCTTGCAGCAATTGCTGGTATTTCTGGAGATCCTGCATTAGATAACGATGAAGAACTTGTAAATAATTTTAAAGTAGGTGCTGCATTAGGCTTACTAATGGGTGGATCGTTTCAAGCTGTTTCTGCTACTAAAAATTATAAAAATTATAATGCTGGTAGAGAATTAGCTAGAAATACAATGACTAACTATATTCAAGCTAAAGAAGACGTTTTTAAATACAAACAATACGCAGAGAAAGCAATGAATAATTCTTTTAACAAAGAAGCTTTCTTTGAAGGAATGAATGAACAATTTAATTAGGAAACATTACCAGAAGGATTTACACAGGATGATTTAACTAATGAAAAAAATAATATTGAACAAATCTATAATATTGTTAATAATAATAGAATTGTAAAAAAATTAAATAAACAAGATAGATCTACTGGTGCAGCTTTATTAAAACATTATTATGATGAATATCAAAATGCTTATAATGCTATAATAACTAATAATATTAATCCTGAATTAAATAATAAAATAGAATAGGATGTTCAAGAATTTATCGAATTAAATAATATACCTGAAGATAAAAAGGATATAGTTAAAAATTATCTATCTCTTCTTACTTAGCAAGAAGCATATAATGATTATAAAAATACTTTATCTGAATTTAATGATACAGAATACACAAACGATGAATCTAAAGAAGCATTAGATGAATTATTATTAAAACAATCAGAATTAGAAAGAACATTAAATGCTTTAAATAATTTTATTTCTAGAGATAACGATTTAAATAAAGTATTAACTGAAAATTCCAGTCTTAATAAATCTTTTTAGGAAGTAAAAGATGATACTATTAGAAAATTTATTAATGATAGAGAATTGCGTAAAGCGAAAAATAATTATACTGAATTATTAAATGATTCTAAAAAGTTAAAATAGAAGATAGATAAATATAACGAATCTCAAAATTTAAATAGACAAGCTGTTGAAGAGGAACGTAGCAATATAAACGAAGAATCTACTGTAGAATATGGTAATCCTACTATTGATGAAGAAGAAGTTGAATCTGTAATACTACCAGAAGAAGAAACAACAGACAATATTACTCAAGATAATTCAACTTTAACTACAGAATCTACATCAGAAAATAATTCAGATAAACAAAAAGAAACAATTGTTCCTGAAGCTAGTCCTTCTGTTACTACTGAAGAATCTAAAAAAGAACCTACTACAATAAATTTATTAGAAGAAGCTAGTTTTTATGATGAAGAAAGTTATTCAGAAACAGATACCGATGAATAGATTTTCGATGATAATCTTACAGAAGAAGATTTCGTAGAACAATCTGATTTACAACCAGAACAATCTGTAGAACCAGAAGATAAGTCAGAATCATCTACTGAGCAAATAACAACAGAAGATGTTGAAAATACAATAGTAGATAATTAGACTATTTCATCTAATGATAATGCATAGATATCTGATACTAAATCAGTAACTTTTGATAGTGATTTATTAGGTCGTCCTATAAATCAAGAAGACGTTGATAATACTGTAAAATATGATAATGATGAACAATATGAAGAGCCACAAACTAATTTAGTTAATGGTACATTGTTTTATCAATTTAGTGATACTCCTCTAAAATCAGGATATGAATCAGGTAATGCTTTAAATGAATTTCTATCTACTCCTGGAAATATAAGTAAAGCTAAATTTACTGCATTTGTAGAACCTTCTGATTATGAATATGGTAAATATAATCCTAACGATAAGAGTACATGGGATAATGCTGCTATAAGAATTGAAATACTATCTAATGATGGTAGAAAATTTATTACATCTCTAAAAACTATAGAAGGAGCAGAAATGCTCTATATTTCACAGGGAAAACAGTTATCAAATAAAGAGAAAAATCAATTAAGAGATCTTAGAAATACTATAGTTGAAGCTAAATTAAATAACCCTAATGCTGAAATAACTTTCAAGACTATTACTTGTACTAATGGTAAGATAAATAAAGAATCTGAAAATAGAAATTTAAGAGAAATAAATGGATTAAATATTCCATCTGATTTACATGATTTATTTAATACTAATATAAAATTTGGTATTGGTAAAGGTATAGTTGGCAATTTTATGATTGTTGACCAAAACGGCATGCCTTTAAATGGAAGAGGTGGTTCTGGTAAAATATTTGTATATCCTGCTCCAGAAAGTACAATTAATGGAGAACAAACACCTATTCAATTAAATGAACAAAGATTTGCTAATGACGATGGTACTCCAACAGAATTAGCTAATTACTTAGCTAACTTATTCGTGTATAGAGATTCTGGTGATCCTGGATTATATTTTGAAGATCTACAGCAATTAATATTAAATTATGGTGAATCAAGTTTAATAAAACCTGGAGATCCTAGAGAAGATTTCTTAGCTGATAAACAATTCTATATAAATTATAAAGAAGGCTGGGCACAATTAGGTAGAGATAAAGTCAATATAAATCAATTAAGAAGTGATGCTGGTGTAGCAAGAGTTGCACAATTTATCGCAAATAATCTACACTGGAATACGGAAAAGAATTTATTATGGAAATCACTTCCTAAATCATTTAGAGATTATCTTTTAGATAATAATATGGACAAAGTTGAAATTGTTCCAGGATTAACTTTTGATTTAGAAGATGTTGGCTTAATAAGAGAAAATGGAAGATTAATTACAGATACAAAACATCCTGATGGTTTATCTACTTTAGCATGGATGATAAAGTATGGCAAATTAAAATCTAATGTAGCAGATAGATTGTTTACCGAACCTTTTGTTTATGTTGGAGAACCGATAATCACTTTACCTAAACAAGAAGTAGAAAGTAATATAAATCTGTTAGAATTGGCTGATTTCGGTGATGAACCACAACAAGATGAAGTTACTTTACCAAACACAAATGATAGTAATTATGATCCTTTTACTAATCCTTACTCTAAAGAAGTAATGGATTTCTTTAATTTTGATGCTCCTACGAAAAGAATGAAACGATCTGAAGTAGAGAGACAAAAAAAGATAAATACAGTAAAAGCTAAGAAATGGCTTAAATCTAAATTAGGATTAAATGAAGAGCAAATTGATATTGTAGATGGAGTAATTCGTCAATTTGCTAACGGAGAAGCTGTATACGGTATAGCTAATGCGGATGGAATTGCTATATCTAATATGGCAGTAGAAGGTGTGCAATATCATGAAGCATGGCATAGAGTATCTTTATTATATTTAGATAATGATACTAGAAATAAACTTTATACTGAATTTAAAAAACAACATCCTAAATTGTCAAAAGTTTCAGATAAGGTTTTAGAAGAAGCAATCGCTGATAGTTTTATGGATTATATGTTAAATGATAAAGAAAGTAAATTCAGATATTATATTAACAAAATATTCAGAAATATAAAAAAACTATTAGGATTACAAACAAGTTTAGGAAAAGCATCATTAAATAATATATTTGATATGATTAAATATGGTGATTTCTCTAAATATAAAATGGATTAGAAATCTCTTAAATCATTCATGGACTCTTATAAAGATGGTGCTTTCTATAAAGTTGGTAGAAATATGGATGTATCTTTAAAATATTTCCCAACTATTCATGAATTTGAATCAGCATTGGATAGTTTAAAATCTTGTTTATTTATAGCAAACGGCACTAAATATTTATCAGATATTTCTAATTTGGATAATAACAAATTAAAACAATTCTTATAGAACTATTCTAAGTCTAAATTTGTATCTGAAGAATAGAAAAACGCTCTTAATGAAATTATAGAAAATTTTGATGCATTTGTGTATCATTTACAACCCAGACTAGAACAGATGGGTATTAGAGCAATAGAGCAAAGTTCTGATGAAGATTTTGCGAATAGAGAATTAACAGGTATACAAAATTACGATAAAGCTGCTTACGAATTTGATAAAAAGAATAATGCGTTAGCTAGTGTAAAAATGTTTATTGCTACATTAGCTGACACATACTTTGATGAAAACAATATACTTCGTACCAGAACAAATGCTATAACTGGTTTACCTATGATTGTTGATTATGATGAAGCTTATAGTCTGATATTAAATAATCTTAGTACAGTAGAAAATTATAGTCCTATTCCTGGTCAAGATCCTAGTAATTCTTTACTTGGTAAGTGTGCTGAATTAAGTAAGTTTAATCCGTTCTTTGCATTTTTGTATAAGCGTTTAAATTCTGTATTAGATTCTAATCTTGAAACATAGATATTACAGACAATTAAATCGTTTAATCAAAACTTTATTGAAACTGCTTACTCTACAGATAATAAAGGAAATGCTGTTTTTACTGTAAAAGATACTATTAATAAACAAGCCACTAAAACATTCCCTTCTACTTGGTCTGATTTATTCTTTAATTCGGATTTAATTATACAAGATAATGATAAAATATATCCAAATATTAAGAAAATAGAAGCAATAATAGACGAATATAATAATTTATTTAATTCTGTACGTAATAATACTATTGTAACTAATGCAGATGCAAGAAATTATATAAATGATCTTGTTAAAATATTTAATAAAATAGGTATAGATGTAGATGAAGTTACAATTGAAGGTTTATTAGATCAAACTAATCGTATAGAAAGTCTAAAGAGTTTGATTACTTCTACTCAGCGTGGTAGTATATATCACTTGATTAATGGTACAATTAAAAGTACAATGGGTGGTAATTAGACATATACTGTTAGAGGTGTTCAGAAAGTAAGATCATTAGATACAGTATATATGGGATTAGGCGTAGATAATATCATACATGAGTTATCGCAAGTACAAGCAATAACACATCCTAATGATACTGGAATATCTGCTTTAGGTCCTAATAATAATCTAGTATATACTAAAACATTAAACTGTTATGTATCAGATTTAATAAGATGGTTGAATTAGAAAGATGAACATACTTTAGTAAATCTAAATAATGATCCATATTGTAGAAGTAGTTTAATATTACAATCTGCAAATAATAATAATTATTTACGATTAAATACTTTCTTAAACTTTTATGGAGATCAATCAGGTGATAAAGGTAGAGATTATTTAAGTATATCTCCAGTTGAAGATTATATAAATAAAATTAATCTTACGTGGAATAATCATATTATATTCCCAACAATGGCTGATAAGAAAACATGGTTTACTATAACTGGAGTGAATTTGTTTAATAAAGAAATGTTTATTCGCCAAGAGGGTAACAAATTAAAATTACAATTTAATAGAGATGCATTAAGATATTTATATTCTGCATGGGAAGATGAATATAATGCAATTGTTAACTATTATAATACTTTATCTTCTGTTAAAAAACCGATAAAGAATTATCATACTTCTGGAAAAGGCGGATTATTTAGACATTTTACTGGTTTCTATGTTAATAGAAATGGATAGAATGTTTGGGTTGATTTAAATGCTCAAATAAAAGAAGCTATTGCTTTTGATAAGAAGCATAAAAGTAATTTAATGCTACGTTCTGTATTAGAATAGATTAAAGAAGAATTGTTTACAGATCCAACATCGACATATAATAAGATAAATAATAATCTTCTGATTGAATTACAAAATGAATTAAAAACATGTGAAGAATTAGGAATAATTTAGAAAGATGATAATAATCCAAAATTATTAAAAAATAAATTATTAGATTCTCGTATTTTTGAACATTTTGTTAATATATATAAAGCTAATGTAAATCCTAATATTGCTGCAAACGCAGAACGTTATGCTATATTTACTATCATAGGTAATCATATGATTAATCAAAATGTTTCTACATTAGAAACTGAAAAGATTATTACTGGCGATGTTGCTTTCTATAAGAACGATGATGATAAAATCAAACGTCTTGGAGCAGTTTTATCAACTGGTGATAATTTGCGTACGCAATGGTTAACTAACGATCCAAATAAGATAGATTTATATCGTAGATTAAATAATAGAGATACCTATACATGTGCTATATTTAATGATAATGAAATACCATCATCACAATATGAATTAATTAAAGGCTTGTTTGAATATGATAATTTTAGAAATCTTTTAATTGAGAGAGAAAATTTATCAGAGCAACAAGTTGATGAATTAATGAAAAATGAAGATGATGCTAAAAAGAAATATCCTGAATTAGCAGCATTAGCAGAAACATTATCAACTGAAGATGCAAGTGCTTATGGTTTGAATAAGAAGAAAACAAAAGGTAATATTAATCAAGCCGATGCTGCTGTGTACATTAGACCAGAAATGTATGAACAAATTGTTCGTAGATTAGGTGAATGGTCTCCAGAAGTAGAAGAAGCATTTAAAATTTTAGAGAGTGATGAAGATTGGTTAAGTAATAAGGAGTTGTATGCTAAATCATTAAAAACTCTTATAAAGGCTTTAAAAACAACTTATTTTGGTTATACTTATAATGCTGATCTTGGATATAATGTTCCAGTATTTAACAAAATGGCAATGTTCCCAATGTTTAAAGCTTTGGCAACAGGAGATAATCGTGAAATATACGATAGAATGAATGCTGTTGGAAAGTATGCTGGATTACAACCAATTGATCAAATAGCATTTGAATCTGCTGTAAAAGTAGGTATAGAAGGTGGTTTTAGTTTCTATTCTGATTATACTAATAATAGTATAAATGATATGACTAACATTCATACTACTACTCAATATTTTAGAAATTTAAGACGTCAGTTAATAACCGATCCTCATACTCATGATAGAACTCTATTTGGTACTCAGGTTTCTACTGTTGCAGTATCTAATCTAATAATGGATAGAGTATATGGTAATGAATCAAATGTTGAAGCTCAAAGAACTGGTTAGCAATTAAAAGAACAATTATTCGGAACAATAAATGCTTTATCAAATAAAGGTATGCAATCAGTTAGAAGTGAATTCATGTCGGATGGATAGTTAGATTTGGATAAAACTTCTAAATCATTAATACGTGAAGCTCATTCTTCTAATATGGGAAAGAATATCGAAGATGCTTTACAATACAATGAAGATGAATAGGATTTTGAAGTATCATTAGCCGCATTACCTGATAGCAAGTGGGTTGAAACAAAAATAATTGCTAATACAAATCATAAAGCTATAGATTTGGAATTACCTGGTGGTGCATTTATTCAGATGTCATCTTTTGGTTTTAAATCTATAAAAACAGTTGGAAGTAGTGCAATAGCAAATGGTAAACGTCTAGTAAATATAAATGAAGATGGTAGTATGGATGCCATAATATCTATCAATTTGTTTAGACATGTTATACCAAATTTTGATAAAATAAGTTTTACTGAAGCTAAAGAATGGTTGAAGAAAGCAGGTATTATATATGATGAAAATAATCCTGATAAATCTAGACCAATTGCAATAGGATATCGTATTCCTACGCAGGGTTTGTCATCTATTGCAGGTTTAAGAATAAAAGATGTATTACCTAGTAACGTTGGTGATATGATTGTATTGCCAGATGAATTTACTACACAAACTGGTTCTGACTTCGATATTGATAAATTGTATATCGCTCGTTATAATTTCGATAAAGACGGTAATAAAATAGAATTTAAAGGAATTAAAAAAACTATAACAAGCGAAGGATATATTTTAGAAGAAAGTTTTAAACAATATTTACGTCGTAGATTTGCTGAAGAAAATGAAGGATTATATGAAGTATCTGAAAGAGGATCAGAAGCTGTGGAAAAATTATATAATTCTTGGTTAGAATCTATCGGTAATCCTACAAATGTGTACGAAGCAAACTCAAGAGAAGCTAATGAAAACTTATTGCTTGACACATATCTTACTGTATTAACTGATAAAAAAGTTGTAGACCAAACCAGATTACCACTTGATAAAGTTACAGGTATAATTAAAGATGAAATATTACCTATCGTTGATGGTGAGGTAAACAAATCAGAACATATGCCTTTCAAAGAGTTATCTCCTACTTATCAAATGAATAAGAAATACGAATATTCTGGTGGTAAAACAGGTATTGGACCATTTGCGTTAAATAACAAAAACCATATTCTTACTCAGTTAGCAAAATTAAGATTTAAAGAAAATCCATTACTTCAATCTCTTGGTTTTACCGGATTAGATGGTATAAATAGTAAAGATGAACGAGTATATAAAAGAGATTCAAAAGGTAATATTATTTATGATCCTAATAATAATGCTATAATAGTAGAAGATAAAGGTTTAAGAATATTGGATTGGATTTCAGCAATGATTAATGCTCATGTTGACGTTGCAAAAGATCCATACGTAATACGATTAAACGTACGACAATATACATATAATATTTGTAATTTCTTGTTACGTGTTGGTTATGGTAAATCGACTTTCTATTTCTTACCGCAAAGAATATTGAAAGATATGGCTGTAGCTTATGAAGCTGCATCTGGTATATATGGTGTAAATAGTTCTAAGAGTAAAACAGCTACAGTAAATGAAGAAATTACTAAGATTCGTAAAAAGTATTTCAATTTGTATGAAGAAGCATGTAAAGAAGCTAACGTTAATATTGAATTAAATCAATCAGACGATGGCACAATATCTTTTAACGATTTAAGTGTAAACTTAAATAATGTTGCTTCTACAATAATGGATAGAGATAACTTAATAACATTATTATAGGACGATAAAAAATTAGATAAGCTAACAGCTGTAGAAAAAGCTTATTATTATAAATAGCAATTATTGATATCTGAATTGTTCTTATAGTTAAATGATTTGTCACAAGATATGTCTAAATTAGTACAATTATCACAGATTGATACTAAGCGTTATGGCAATAATTTTGTAGAACAGAATAGATTCTTATACAGATTAAATAGTTTGATAGTAAATTCAAATCTGTTTGAAGCTGAAGATATAATAAATTATTATCGCAATACTTTCTTGGAAACAAAATTAATAAATGGTATTGTAGAGCCTGCTGAAATATTCCAATCTTTAATGTTTAGAAGTAATAAAAGTTTCAAAGACGCAATATCAAAAGTATTATTAATGACAAATAGAATTGATACTAATGATGAATCTTTAAATAAAACTATTTCTAACGAATTAGAAGGATCATTACGTCAACAATTCTTAGAATCCAAGAATATAGATACATTTGATTTATTGTATGGAGATAATTCTATGGCTCATCGTCTAGCTAAAATCAAATCAGATATATTAAATAGCAAATACGAAGGTATGTTAACACAAGATGGAAAAATAGCTAATAAGTTATTAAATCATCTTGGTACACTTACTAGAATGAGTACAGATAAATATTTTGCTCCAAACATTCTTACTAAGAATAGAATAAATGATGGTGATAAGTATTTAAAATAGACTTTATCTGTATACTGGGAAGAATTATTAGATTCACCATATGAAGAAATACGTTCATTTGCTAATGATTTGTTCTATTATCAATTAGCGACTACTGCTGGTAATTTTACTAAGAACGGCATATTTGGCGTTACTCCTATACGTTTGATTAAAGAATCTGGATATAATCAGTTCATGCGTAATCAAGTTAAAACATTTATGGGTGACGCTAGTATAAACTATGATGATTTGTTTTTAAATAATTGGCAGAATAATAAATTAGTAAAATCAGTAGAATTATATAAAGACGCATTTGATTAGGAATCAAACGAAATCGTTCCACAATTAACAGTACCTGTATTATTCAGTAACACTTTATTACCCGGATTAAATAAACGATATCCTATTTTAATGCAATTAAATAATCCTTCTGTTGCTAAAAATGGAAAAGGTTAGGATGTATTTCAACCATATGTAAAAGTAGTATTAGATAAAACAACTCCACAAGGAACGTTACTATACAAATTGATAGGTTATATTAAAAACAAACAAGGTATAGATAAACCTATTTATGCATTGGTTAATAAAAAAGGTTTAAATGAATCTGGTAGAGTTGTAAAAGAATATAATAAATATTCTAATTCTATATTTGAATTTAATAATATATCAAACGCACTAAATGCTAAAAAACAAATTAACGATAATATCTTAAATCAACTTATATCTACAGGAGATATTAACAAAAAAGAACAGTGGGTTAAGTTATTAAAAGGTATTGAATATATCGATGATTATATTCCTGAAACAAAAGCTTTAAATTTGGATATATTTAGAAAAAATGCTGGAAAGAATATTATTAAAAAACAAAACGTATCTGTTGTTAATATTGATTCTAATCAGCAATCTTCTAATAATACGTATACGTTTGGTGATGGTTTTACTGTAGATATACCTTTTAAATTAAATGATCAACAAGTAGAATTATTAGCAAATTTGGAATATTTTTATAGACGTCCTGCAGAATTAAATAATATTATAACTATTAGTGGTTATGCAGGTACTGGTAAAACAACAATAATTGGTATCTTTAATAAATGGTTAGAACATAAAGGAGTTACTCCTATTTTTAGTTCACCAACTCATAGAGCAAATGCTGTTACTAAGATGAATAATCCAGAATCTATTGTAATGACATTGCATTCTATTTTTGGTTTATCACCCATTGTTGACTTAGAATCAGGTAATTATGATTTAAGAAAATTAAAAACTGAATAGGTATTTAAACCGAAGATAAAATCAAATCAATTCTTAATAATTGATGAATCATCTATGATTAGTGAAGGATTATATAATTTCATACAAGATTATGTTGATAATTTTAATGTGAGAGTTATTTTCTTAGGAGATCCTGCTCAATTGTCACCAGTAAAAGATACTAATTTATCACCAGTGTTTAAAGAAAATAATACCAAATTACAATTAACAAAAGTAGAAAGAACTGGAGATAATCCTATTCTTAAAGAAGCTACTTCTTTACGTAATGGTAATCCTTTATCATATGTAACTGAAATAATAAATAGTGAAGGAGTAGAATATATGGCTACTAATTCATCACGTGTTGACGAGGTATTAAACGAAGTAGTTAATTCTGAAGAATTTAAAAATAATCCTTTATACTTTAAAGTATTAGCTGCAACAAATGCTGTTGTTCAATAGACTAATTTAAAAGTAAGAGAATAGAGATTTGGTAAAAATGCTCCACAATTAATGCCAGGAGACATATTGATGGGATATAGTAATATAACTGATAATGAAAAAGAACTTGTAAGAAATAGTGTAGACTATATTGTTGATTCTGTTTCAGAAATAGCTGATAATACTATTCAAGTTCTTGATGGTAAATCATTAACAGTAAAAGGATATAATATTGTTCTTAGAAATGCGTTTAATGGTGAAATCGGCGATAAGTTATTTATACTTGATAACAATACATCTGCTACCAAATTAAAAGAAATATCAGATCTTATAGAGTATTTCAATAGAAAAATAAACGATGCGTTCAAATCTCACGATTATCGTTTAATAGGAGCTTTATAGCAAGCTTTATCTGAAATATAGAGAAATACTATATTGATGAAAGACCTTCAGCAAGGTCAAGCGTTAAAAGTTCGCAAGACACTTGATTATGGATATGCTTGTACAGTACACAAATCACAAGGTGGTACATATAATAAGATTATGTATTATGCAGATACTGTAGCTTCATTCGATAAAAAGGTACAAAACCAATTAGATTACGTTGCAGTAAGTAGAGCTAAAGAAAATGTTTATATCGTTACAAATCACGAAATAAAAGAACAAATGAGTAAAGATACTACTACTGAAACAAATGATCAAAACTATGTTCTTCATTCTGGAGGAGCTATTGGTTCTGACACTATGTGGAGTAATATTGGTAAAGAATACGGAATTGTATCTAATCATTATTATTCTGGTAATAAAACGCCTAATGGAAATATTGAAATATCCGAAGCTGATAAAGTAGAAGGTCAACAGAAAGTTACAATTGCTGCTAGACAAATGGGTAGAATTGAACCAAATCAACAAGTTAGAAATGAATTATTAATTCGTGATTGGGCTCAAGTAAAATATGCTGATTCTGTATTTGCTATAACAACAATGCTATCTGTTGGAGACGAAATGAATTACGGTAAAAAAGCAAAAATCCGTCAAGGAAAAGGTGGTACCGGATATGCTATGCAAATGGCTATCAATGAAGGAAAACCTGTATATATATATGACCAAGTTAGAAAACAGTGGTATAAGAATATAGATGGTAAATGGTCTACTTCTGATGTTCCTGTATTAACTAATAACTTTGCAGGTATTGGTACTAGAGAAATAAATCAAGATGGTATACAAGCAATAAAAGACGTATATAATAAAACTTTCGGTAAACAATCAGATGTAAAAACAGTATCTTCTAATAAAATTACTAGAGCAATTACTAATTATAATCGACAATCTGCATTAGCTAATCCTCGTACTTTGTATATATTTACTGATAATACAGATAGAACATCTGGTGGTGTTCAGATTAATGATGGATGGTATAAAGATAAATACGGTAATGGTGGATACGGTAGTGATAGAAATCCAACAACTGCTGTAATAAGAGGATTGGATAATGCTGCTCCTATAAGTACAATGCGGTATTTCTATAGAAATCATCCAAATATGTCAGTTAATGAAGCTAGATGGACAGATAATGATCTTAATGAATTTAAGAAAGTTATTGATAATGAAATTAGTGATATAAAATTGTTGTGGGATAGTGGTGATTTTGATAATATCGTTGTTCCTGCTGGAGATGGATTCTTTAATTCTAGAATAGCTAATATTAGTAAAGAAAGAACTCCTAAATTATATCAATATTTACATGACAAATTAATAGAATTAAATAATTATGTAAACGGTACTAAATCTGAAGTATAGACAATAAATATTTATTCTGGTACTGGTGATAATGTTGATTTAAGTAATTTTGCTGAGAGACCGTTTGTCTATCAGAATACTAGATTCAAAACTGTTGAAGGAGCTTTCTAGGCTTAGAAATTAAATTATAGTAATTATATTGATTCTTCCATGTCTTAGAGATATACAGAAATGTTAAATAAATTTGCTAATGCAACAGGTTACGAAGCTAGAACACTTGGTAGAAGTATTTCAAGTTTAGATAGACAAATGTGGGATAGAGATTCAGAAGCAATTCTTAAAGAAACGATGAAAGCATCGTTTGAACAAAATCCTAATGCTAAACAAAGATTATTAGATACCGGAGATGCAATTCTAACACATAAAGATAAATATGGTAAAGAATAGGATAATGGTAGATTTAGTAGATTACTTACGGAAATAAGAGAAGAGTTTAGAAATGAACCACAATCTTAGAAATATACCGGTAATTTATTAGAACAAGCTGATTTTAGCGAATTCAATGAAATGAGAGAAGAAGGTAAAAAGATAGCAGATATTTGTAAAAATAAATAATATGAAAACAATTTGTCCAAATTTAAGAAATAAAGAAGTTAAACAATAGTTTGATGAATTAAAAGACGTTTTAGGTGAAGATGTAGCTTACTACGTATGGTCTTATAATAATGGATATAGTTTAGATTACGCTCCTAATGGGGCGTAGTCTAAATTATTTTCAGACTTGTTAGAACATTATAAAGGTGATAGATAGTCTGCTATTATAGCAAAAGCTCGTACTTATTCTCCACAATTTAGAAATTGGTTTGGTGACTGGACACATGAAAATAAAGAAAACATATCTAAAATAGTAGATGAAAACAATGAACCTTTAATTGTTTATCATAGCACAACAAATGTATTTGATACATTCGACATAAACAAATCTCGTAACGGATATGCTATTTGGTTTAAACCGTGGAAGGATTCTAGTAGATTTGGAACTAAATTACTCTAGAAAATTACACAATCTATAGATATTCCTGTATATTTAAATATTAAGAACCCTGCAATATTAGATAAACAACACGGTGTAAAATCTGGAGATATTTATACTAGAGAAAAAATAAATAAACATGCGCATTCCAATCAAGATGGAGCGGTAGGTTATTCAAATGTTCTTATAAATAATAAATCTTTAGATATTTCTAAAATTAGAAATAAAAATGGTGTAGAATTAGTTGTATTTGATCCAAATCAAATTAAATCAATAGATAATCGTGGTACCTTTTCTATTGATGATAACAATATATACAATTATAATACTGATTCTGTAGAATACAATATAAGTAATGAATCAAGCGCTAATATCATATTTTCTAACCAATCTAATGCAAAAGAATCATTAAATAATATGATTAACAGTGGTATGTTCTTTTCAACAGAAGAACAAATGAATATTGCTAATAATCTTTATTCTAATCTTGATTCTTCGATTAAAATTGAATCTACTAATGTAAATATTAATTATGATGCAGCTTATCAAAATGGTAAAATTTTAGTAAATCCTAGAATTTTCGGTAAATACAATAATCAAGATATAGGTAGAATAATACTTCACGAATTAGTACACCATTTTACTATTGATGAATATAATAAAAATAGTAGATTTAAAAATAATATAGATTCAGTATTCAATAAAATTAGCAATTTGTTTTCATCAGATAAGTATAATAGAAAAAACCCACTATATTATGGTCTTACTAGTCCTGCTGAATTTATATCTGAATTATATACTAATTCGGCATTTAGAGACCTTGTAGCGAAGAAAAATATGTCTACTTGGAGAAGATTATTAACTAATATTTTAAATGCTTTAAATCTAAATAAAATAGCTAATAAAGTAGCACAAAAAGGTATAGATAACAATGCTTCATTAATAAATGAAATTCAATCTATAATAAATAATACACATACTACTGATTATGTAGCTAATGATTTAGGAGATGGAATATTAAAATATGATGCTAATAACGATGATGTGTTAGATGCTATAAATAAAGAAGCTCGTAATATTTCTGAAAAGATATTACGTGGTTTAAAAGCAAGTTATAAATCTCTAAAAAGTAGAGATAAATCTCCTATTGTTTTAACTAAATTGTAGCAAACAATCGATCAATATGAATTAGATTTATAGAAAAATGATGATACTTTAATTATTACTAATTTCATCAAAAGAGCATCAGAACAATTTAAACCTGTATTAAATCTAATACGCAAAGCATATTTAGATAATACTATTCTTAGTAATGATGAAATATTAAATTTCAAGAATGACTTTCTTGATTTTTATGGTCCTATGTGTGAAGAAATCAACAAGAAATTATTCTTATAGGATTATTTTGCTAATCTTGATCCACAAGATTTAAATGTATTAGAAACAAATATAAATCTAATAAATCGTGCTTATACAGAAATATCTGGTAAATATGATAGAATTCTTAGGAATCGTTCAGCATAGATTGTATCTGAATTAGGAGAATTATATGGTGTTCCTACTGAGTAGATTGAGGAATATATTCAGAGCGATATGTAGAAAACTATAGGTGATATAAACTTTATTAGTTTATGGTTACGTCCTAATAAGAATTTAAAAGATTTTATGTTACGTCTTTCAGCTAGAGCTATTTCGGATATAAATAATGAAGTTTAGATGTTTGCTAATGATAAAGCGCAAAGCTTAATTAGATCTTTCTAGAAAATAAATAAATCTGATTAGTTATTATATTTTGAAAAAGATAAAGATGGTAAAACAACTGGTTATCTAGTAAGAGATAGAAGATATGGTGAATTTAAAAATGACTTACGAAATTTTTCTACACAACTTGATTAGAAATATGGAGTTGTTGACGGTAATTACTATGTTTTAAATGATAATGAATTTTATAATTACTTACAAGAAAAAGAAGAATGGTTATAGAGTCATTGTGAAAGAAGATTTAAATCAGAATATTATAATTTATATTCTAAACTAAAATCTAAAACGAGATTAAAATTAAAATCTTTAAATGGAGAAATTCAATCATTGATAGAATCTGTTACAGATAAACAGGGAGTACATCTAGAAAAAATGTCTGATAAGAACTGGAATCAATTAGATAAATTATATCAAATAAAAAGAAATTTATCTAATCTTTATAATTTTGATGGTACTCTAAAAGTTGGTGATGATAGAGAAATAGCTGAAGATCTTATGTAGTTTTATGATGAACTTGGATCTGGTAAGATAAAATCACTTAATATTTCATAGGACGAAATAGAAAAACTAGTATAGTAGAAAGAAAAAGAATTAACTCCTGATGAATTCTAGAAATGGAAATTAAGAAATATAAGTTATTCTTATTCTGATGAATTTATAAAGTTAATTCAATCTGATATTAATCTTGGAGAGCATCAAAAAGAATATGAAGATTTATTAGAAAAAAGAAGAATGTTAATGTCTTTAGGTAGAAATAATAATTTACCTAGAACTGAAGCAAAGTTATTAAATTCTCAAATAAAACAAGAAATAAAAGAATTAGATTAGCAAATAGATAGCTTACGGTCTTTATATGGAGACGGTACTAAATCTAATTTTGGAGATTTTGCTAAAATGGTAACTACTCAAGAATATGAGTATGATAAGAAAAAAGCAAAAGAAGCTGGAGATGAAGCGTATAAAGAATGGTATGATAGATCACATTACATTAACTCAAGAGGTAATGAAGTTGTAGTATCATATTATCGTATGATGGTTCCCAAAGATACTAAATATATAGAAGTAAGATTAAGTAGAATGAATTAGGAACTTGATAAAAATTCTGAATTAATAAATCCTAATTATGATTTTGAAAATCCAGAATATTATCAACCTAAAAAAGATTTATATGATAATACAGAAGCTTATAAAAAAGCTACAAATACTATTGAAAAACAAGAAATATATAATCTAATATTATCTACTATAGAAGAAGCAAACTCTAAAATTCCTTTCTTAAGTAAAAGAGATAATTATAAATTACCATAGATTACTGGTGATATAGTTGATTTTACTATGAGAGGTAATAAATTTTGGAAAGGTATAATGGAATATAGTCTTGATGGTATTTTTATCAAAAATGATGACGCTGATTATGCAATGGATAATTTTACTCAAAAGCCAGATGGAAGCGAATTAAAATTTATTCCTACTCATTATATAGAAATGCTCAAAAATCCTGAACATATATCTAGAAATATGGTAGGATTACTTACAGAATATTCTAAAATGGCAGAAAATTATCGTATTAAAAATCAAAGAGTTGCTGATTTTGAAGTATTAGCTGAACAAATGGCTAATAGAACTTTTGTCGTTCCTAATATGTTTAGACGTACGTTAAAAGAGAAAAAAGGAAATACTACTAACACATATCAAAAATTAATCGATTTTATTGATATGCAAATGTATGGTCAATTAAATCAACCTCTTACAAGTAAACCTTTTGGTAAAAATAAAGATAAACAAGTATCGTTCTCGAAGATTATAAATAAAATAAAAAATTATGCTTCTGCTTCTAACTTGAGTTGGAATATGGCGGCTATTACAAAATCTTTCTTACAAGGAATGCATAAATCTACAGTAGAAGCTTTAGCTGGAAGATACTTTGATAAAAATCAATATTATAAATTATTAGCTAGTAAGATATTTAAAATACCTACTATGTTATACCATATGAGTGATCCTACACATAATGATTTAACTTTAGCATTATTGGAAAATGCTGGTATAGCTAGAGATTTAAATGATAAAGTAGTAAATATGCAGTATAATAGAGCTCTTAGATTTGTAATCAAAAATATTATTTGGGGTGGTTGGTCAGCTATTGATTATATGGTAAAAGCTCCAGTAGTTGAAGCTATTTATGCTGATTATAAATATATTCCTCAAGATGGTATATTTATGTCAAAGAGAAAATTTATACGTGATAAATATGATGATGATTGGAAAAAAGGAAGTAAAGCATTTAATAACATTAAATCATTTACTTTGTTAGATGTTTATACTGTTAAAGATGGTATTCTTGTTATCAAAGATTAGTATAAACAATATGAAAATGTAATTAAAGATAGTAATCTTCAAAATTCTGTTATAAATGTAGCAAGATTTATTACAAATAGAATTGACGGTGTATTATCATCAGAAGATAAAACTAGATTTATGACCAATGCTTTTGGAGCATCAGTAATGATGCATAGATCATTCTTTATTAATAATATGGAAGATAATGCTTTTGCTGAATATCAATATAATCCATATATTGAAGATTATTATGAAGCAAAATATAGATCATCTTTTAAAGTAATATGGAATTGGATGTCTAATTTATATAATGGTGTTACAAAAGTAAATACGGATGATTTAAATAAAAATGAGTCTATACAAGTATATAATTTTAAAAGAACTATGATTCAATTAGCTTTGATAGGAATGTATACGTTATTGGTATCATTATGGTTAAAACCAGAAGCTGATGATGATAAAAAAAGTTATTTAAAGAATTTTATTGGATATTGTATGGATGCTATGAGATTTGAAGAATTTGCAGAATATAACCCATTTGACTTATTCAATCAAATAAAATCTCCGTCAGCAGCAATCGCTCCTGTAGAAAATGTAACTAATTTATTTAAATTATTTGATCCTATTCATTTTGAAAACAATTTTAAAGAAATTAACAAAGGTCCGTATAAGGGTATGGAAAGATGGTAGCGTAATTTAATAAAAGTTACTCCTGGTTTAAGAGGTATATGGGAATCTAAAGATCCTAGAACTAAATGGGAATATCTTGAAACACAATTGGATAAATAATAAAAAAGCCGTAGAATTATCTACGGCTTTTTTAGCTATTGTGTAAATTGAATACTGAGAGTACATCAGTATTTTCAAATGGTGGATCTTCTTCTGTAAT